AAAATGCTGAGATCGGGGCTGAGATACTTGTCGAATTGAAGCTGAAACCCAAATTCCCTGACATTACGGGAGCCTCGCTCAATATACAATATAGAATCCCCGCCCAGCACCGCGCCTATTGTCGCTGCTCCATGCCTTGTCTGTTCCTGATAATTAGGAGATGTAGGAGTGGCTGGTTTCGCCTGCTCGCCCCACTTTCCGCATGATCCGCTTGTGCCTATCAGGAGTACATCCTGAGACAGAAACCATCGAATAGGGTTCTGTCCTTCAAGTGCAAAGATAAAAGCAGATGTGTCCAGAGTCCCTTCAAGAAAATTCTCATAGTCGTCGGGGTCCTGTTTTCCAAACCAAATTGTCTGAGGAAAAGAAGTGGTCCCGCCGTATACGAGCCTTTGTTGGTGGAATGCAACTGTTTTCGGCCAACCCCGAAAATCCGACCAATACCCTTCCCGCCATGTAGTTGTGGCTGACGTGTCAACAAGGGCGGTCACGACCTCCGCAAAAGCCTCTACCCCACTCGCTACTGATGTTATCCTTACAACGCCCTTGTTTACATTGTCAGTGATCGTGAAAGTGAATGTAGGATTTATTGCGGGCGAACCAAAGCCACTCATCACCGCACGATAAATCGCACCATCCTCCTCGAATTCCGACGGATTATCAAAGTCCGTATCAGTTAATGCCGTTAGTGCCGGACGCCATGATGTTCCTCCATTTGTACTCCTTTGGAGCGTTATCGTGCCGTCCGAATTGTTACTGGTTGTAAAGCCGTAACTGCCGGTAAAGAACGGGGTTGATATGGAGTTTTCGTTCTCATCAAAAGTGCCCTCTATAGTTGAAGTCCCTCTCACTTGCTCAATAGCCCACAGGGAACCTACGTGACTTGCTCCTGTGGTGGACTCAAAGATGCTTGCGCTTGCGGTAAGACGGATAACTCCAGTGATACCAGACGGAGTAATCGTGGTCGTTGTATCGTTCTCCGGCAAAAACGGGCCTGTCTCAAATGTCACGTCTGCGATTGTCCAGTCGTCATGGTCTGCTCTGATTAGAATCTGAGGTGGGTCGGTTCCGTTTACAAGGTACAAGTCGTTATCTGTCTGGACATGCTGAATAGTGAACAATTCACCTGCACTGTATGGCGTTACTATCTCCACTGGATTTACGGGGTCAAGGATTTGGCCGCCGTTCCGGTAGAACCTCATATACAAAGCACCGGCCTCGATGATATAGGCGTCGTCAGTTGAGAACTCAAAAGGCAGAAGCCGGACTGTTCCGGTCTTAGCTTCTGCGATGAACTTTGTTCCCGGTCTTTTAAGGGCAGGGCCCTGTACCGTAACCAGCATGTTTTCAATGGTTCGGCAGGAAGAATTGTATTTGGCAAAATCAGCACGGGCTTCGAGCAAGGGACTGACTTGCCCTGAGTTAAAAGAGGTCACGGGGCCGTAATACCCAAAGGCGTTAGCTATTAATATTAAAAATAGTATGACTCTTTTCATGTTAATCCTGATCTACAGGTTCCGCTAAAGGTCCCTTCGACATCCAGCGTATATTAACTGTGGTATCTCGCGTATGGCTTACTTCAAAGTATTCACCATTCTTGACAGCGAAAAATATCGACTGAAGACTGTTTGCTGCATCCGATTCCACCTGTGCGATCAAGTCACCCGCCCCAACAGGATCGTTGGTCTGGTCCACATGACCAGTGAGAACTTCGCCGTCGTCAAGATCTGCTGTTGCTGCTGATACGAACCCGTCGGAAGCGGCAAGATAAGCATGTGTCGTGCCGGGCACAGTTGGCAGCATTGAATTACTTTCTGAATCCTGATTAGTATATGAACTAAACGATACTGAAGCTGCGATAGCGGCGGTGACTTGGGCGTCAACATATGCTGTGGTTGCTATCAGGGTACTGTTGTCACTTGCCGATTGAGTTGTTGCTACCGCTCCGTCTGCCAGTGTAGCACCTCCGCCATCTCCTATTGTTATCACGGTCGCGGGGGTATCATTTTGTATGAGAATCCCCGTAGAGTCAACGGCCCGGATAATCTCTGTCGTCAATACCTTGGCCGTTGCCATTGTAACATCACCGCTGGCTGTCACCGCAGCCGTACTCACCGCCCCGGAGAACGTCCCTGTTGTCGCTGTGAAGGCTCCAAACTGTACGGCGTCTGTTGTGCCCATCTCCAATACATCACGTCCTGCGGCGGCGTTGGCGGCCTGTACGAGGCTTGTACCGAAAGCACTTGCATTGATCGTATCGGCGATCACGTTCGCTACGAAAGTCATTTCGCCGGAGGAGTTGAAGAACAGGAATGTTTCAGCCAAATCCGCAAGGCCCGGCAGTTCCATTTCAAAGGATTCAGCGTCACTTTCCTGTCGGTGGATAGAACGATCATTTCTGTCCTCAAGGTCTTGCAGTGTGCGGGCAATTTTGTCCAGCGCCGCTACGATAGAAACAGGGGTTATGGCCCCCTGTGCGGTTTCCTGACTCTTTTTGATCTCCCGGACGATAACCACTTCAAAATTGACACCCAGCGCAGGACTGATTGTGACTGTTCCACCGTTTCTGAAATCCCCGCCAGTGGCTACAATGGTATAGTCAACATCCTCCACAAGTGCCGTTTCAAGCCCTATTGTATCGGAGTCGGTTTCTACGTCCCGCTTGAAGACCAGAATATCATCCGACGAATTGGCCGGATTAGTGAAAAGAAACTCTGTCGTCGCCGCGCCCAATGTAAAGTATTCCCTGATTGACTCGCCTGCGGGTACGGTTGCAAATACAGGTGTTGCAAACAAAAGAACAATCAACATTAACTTTTTCATAATATTCTCCTAAGGAAAGATTGCGCGCCTATCGCCCTCTGCTGTGAAAAAAGTTCCCAAATCCGTCGCTACCGCAGGGAAAATACTTCCTAAACTACGTCCACCTGAAAAATCAGGAATGGGCTTCACTGTGGCGTTAAAGCCTCTCTGGTTTTCCGCCTGTGCGTTAGGTATCGCAATTGTTATGTATTCGGCCAGCATGGTCCTGCTCAATTCCCTGTCCACAGCAATAACAGGGACTACTCCCGATGCGAGAAGTGTGGCTATGCAGTCTATCATACCTTCGGTGAATCCCTTTGTATTTGGCGTGTCGATAACGTATTCGATGAAAGCACTTGTCCCGTCGAGGTTTGTAAAGAAATTCGTGAGCAGGATTTTACCCGTACCACTTGCATTAGCCACAGTTTCCCATTGCACTTCCGCAACCGAAGTCCCTCTACGGGCACGGGTAGCCATCTGGTTTTCGTCGAACTGACTGACTACTTCAAGACAGTTGGCTGGCAGATTAAAGGCATGTTCGTATTGCCCTATTTCCGGTGTCGAAGCAAGCTCTGGGCCTAAGTCCTTAAAGCGAATAGTTGACCTGAAGGGACACTGTAAAGCCGCAAGGTCTACTATCACTTTCCTGCGCGCTCGAGGGAAAAGCAGATTCAGCCATGACGACACTTTATCTGTGCCGTCAATAGAGGTGATGAAAGCATTACCACCCTCAACCTCGCCTGCGCCGCCTACTTTTCCCAGAGCAAGATTGGCTATTTGAGTTTCAGAAGGCATCTTAGAACCCCGTAAGAAGTAATTTGCTGTCGGACGTTGTGGCGGTAGTCACCACAATTGCGATATTTGAACCCTTCACATCTACTTCAAATTCCGCATTCGTATTGCCCACAGGCGAAGTAGTTGTTATTGTGCCCCCCCATGACTTCGCAGTTGTTGTGAGAGTGTCGGCCATTTCAAAATCAATAAGGTCCGAATTGGCATGGGTGAAGCCGTTCGTCGTCAGATTTATACCGGCACGGGCAATAGTCACAGTCTCTAAACCTGTGAAAGTACCTGATGCAGACTTATATGTAATCGTCCCAGCCGCGTCACCGTCCGCCCATGCGCCGCTGGACAAAGCTGATATGGACACGATGGTTGCTGTTTCACCGCTGGTATTACCAGTTACATTGTCGCCTACTCGCGGTACAGTCTCATTCCCTGCACCGCCTAAAGTAAAACCAATCTGGTCGTAGATAGACGATTGGGTTCCTACTGTCCATAGAAACTGTGCAGTATACGTAAACTCACAATCCAAATCCTCATCCAATGTGCCGAGATAGAGTTGGTGCGTAAACTGGTCGCCGTCCGTTATTCCTACACCCCTGCCTCTCATTACATTCCATTCAGGCGGGATGAGGAATATGGATATGAATTCTTCTTCATTAGCATTAGCCGCAATCACTGTATCGAGTCGCTTCTTTGTGCGCTCTGTCACACCAAGAGCATCAGTTTGGGTATCAGCGGAATTTTCACTTTCTGCTATCACCCAACCCGATTGGATAGTGTGGACCACGTTACCGTCAACGACCCGGACTTTCGTTAGCGACTTGCCTGTTCGCTGTGCGAAAGAAGTTGAGGCCAACAGGATAACCATCAGCCACATAAATATCTTTTTCATTATAAAGCTCCTTAAGAAAAAACAAGGTGAGCCGAAACCCACCCTGTCGCGTTACTCACTCGACTCATATTCGATTTCAAAATAGTGGACGTCAGCAGTACCGGAAGCCGCCATTAAAGATGCTGACTCATCGACGAAGAATAATATACATACCAAGTCCCCGACTTCAATCGTTTCCACTTCGATGTCAAGAGATGTCTTGACCAGCAATCCCGCGTTCGCACTTGCGTCCGCGATAACCGATGTCACAGCAACCATAGCAGTGCCCGCCGCGTCAATAGCTTCGCCCGGTGCAATGGCGTTTACTGTCCCGTCGATATCGATCTCGTCCGCTGCGTCTTCGGCATTGGAATGAGTCCAATAGATACTCAAAGAAGCCGAGTCTGTTATGTACCCCGGAGGTACAACCCAATTAACAAAAACCACGTCATCGCCAGTAGCATTGGGATTTGCATCGAAGTTCAGCGTCTCAAAATACGCCTGCTCTGTGGTTCCAATGTTGGTGGTCCCCGGAGGTTCTGACGGGTCGAGAACTACATCGCCGGGCATATAAATTACCTTGCGAGTTTGTCCGTTGGTAAACACAACTCCGCCAGTGCCTGCAGTGAGCGTAATAGCATCGTCGGCGCCAGCATCAACCAGAATGCCACCTTCATCGGAAACCACCTCGATAGAATCCAATCCGGTCCCTGCGTCATTGTGAAGCAAGATATCTGCTGTTGCACCACCATCAACCCGAAGGACAACCGTATCGCCATCAAGAGAAGCATCGGACTGAATGTTTATGCCGCCAGCCGTAGCCCTGACCTCTATAGCCATAGAATCTTCGGTAATATTTGTTCCTGCGGTATTGGTGAATACAATAGCATCTGTCGCGGCAGTTGCAACCGTTAGTGTAATATCATCAGTGCTTACTAATGCCAAATCGCCAGTACCTGACGTGATATCGATACCGCCAGCAGCGTCGGACGTGTTAATAACAATGGCATCACCAGTCGCCTCGGATGAGGTAATGACCGTACTCAGGGCGGAATCCATATCGATGCCACCGGCAGCGGACACTAAGGTAATAGCGTTATCCGCCGCTTCCTCACCCTTCAACTGGACTCTGCCAGCGTCGGAGGTGAGCGTGATATCTTTGCCTGCACCATCGTTATCGAGCGTAATGTCGCCACCCGTGCAGTCAATGTCAATACTAGCTGTACCTGCGTCGATGTCCATGCCGCCGCCAGCGTTTTCAGCATCTATGACAATGCTATTTGCCTGAGCTTCATCAGCGACAATATTGATTGAGCCACCATTATTGTCTATTGTGATATCCTCGGTAGCTGCACCTGTCGTGGTAATATCGATATCGGCAAGTGATGTGATCTGTATACCACTGCCTGCACCCGTCGTCACAATAACAATAGCATCGTCAGCCGCAGCCTCACCACTATCAATATTCACGGAAGCCGCACTTGCGTCGATATCGATATCCAGACTTGCACCACCGGATAAAATATCAACCCCGCCGGCAGTCGAATTGAGCACAATCGCATCCGCACCCGTACCGGACGACAAGATGAAAATGCTCGAATCCACATCGCCAGCTTGTTCAATAGTAAGGTCTTCTGCTCCGCCAGTCGATGTCTTGCTGATTGCTGATGTCGCAGTATTGTCAAACGTAATATCAGCAATGCCGGTCAGATTGTCAACCACACCAAACGCCATCTGGGCAACTGACGTATCAGTTGCCCATGTCACCGTATTAGCGGTGAACACCATAGCAACATCTTCGCCCGCATCGCCAAACTGAATCTCTGCGTTGGTATCGAATACGATAGCCTGCCCATTGGTTTTGCCCGTGACGATTTCGCCATTGAACGTGCCTATAGTCGATATGTTCCAAGTGTCGTCGGTTCCTTCGGCGTCCAAACCTGCTTGTGCAGCCTGAAAATCGAGCCCGTTACCTGTACCGGCGTTTGTGATTGTGACAGCCTTGGTGGTTCCGGTATCAGACTGGGCAATTGCGAGAGCTACGTTGTTCGCGGCATCGGTGGCCGTAAGCGCAACCGCACCCGCATCCACCGTAATAGCAATACCCGCGTCATACGATTGATCCAGGCTGTTGCCAGCAGCCGCCGCGAGCGATGTTGCCGAGCCTGCGTTGTTGGTGAACTTCATGGTGTTCGCTGCCGTGTCAAACCAGAACTGACCTGTAGCCAGTGCCGAAGGGTCTGCGCCGGCAGAGTTGAACAGAAGCAAATCAATGCTCTCCGTTCCGCCAAACGTGTCGTCCACCTCGTTAATGAACAGCCAGAACGGATCACGGGTAGTGCTGCCCGACAATGCGCTTTGCCTGTTCCTCAAATAGTTATCGGGACCGTATGTGAGTGTGTCTGCAATAGCAGCGCCCAGACATACAATCCCTATCAGTAAAATAATCCACTTTTTCATTTTGTGCTCCTTAAAAAACGAGGGGGCCGGTGAAGGCCACCCTCAACATTGTTAGAATCCTGATCCCGCCGAAGCTACTTCCGGAACAGTCACATTTGAATCCACTACCATTCTGTGAGGCTCTGTTCTGGGGTAACTGGTAGACAGTACGCTGTTGATTGAGACAGTCGCACCTGCCGACAGAACATTTATCTGCCCGATGAACGGGAAGTCAGATGCGTCTGTGTCGAGCATGTTGGCGATCATCGTCCCTACGTTCAGGGCGACAATATGCCTGCCTATCGTTGCAAGGCGCAAGTCGGCAATGCCGGTAATACTCACAGATGCAATGACCTTGTTCGTGGTCAGTGCAGCTTCCTGTGACATTACCAGGGAAAACGCAAACGTATCCGACCCATCGCCCGCTGCGATAACGGCGGTATCGACAACCCACCACAAATCAGTAAAACCGATATAATCCGCTGCGGGCAACTGGATTACATTGGTACTATCTTCGTCGGCTGCTGTGATTGCCTGTGCGACCGACAGTTTTCCTAATGCTGGTATAATCATTTCGATTACTCCTTTAGATTAAAAAGTTGTTAAACCCCGATTAAGATACCGGAGCCTCGCCGTCTGAAAGATCACGATTCAGAGCATCCCACCGGGCGATAATGATATTGTGCCCGATCATCGGAAGGTCTGTCCGGTAGATGTTTTCCGGGGACCTGAATACCATGAGTTTGTTATTTGCCTCAATGACCAGCTTCGCAAACAACCGCTCGTCACACATGAGCAGCCACGGGGCGGGCGTGTCGGTCTTACGACCTTCGGCCTCTACCTGCATTACCCCACCAGTGGGGGCATTGATAATACTGGCATTGATAATCTGCTCAATCATGGCCGCACCCGGAATATCTGTCGGGCCTACCGGCACATTTGCAATCCTCTTGAGGGCTCGCTGGTCACGGATGAAAATACCCTTCTGTAAAGCGAACTCGATGACAATATCCCATCGGTGCTCATCATTGCTTGTGCCAAGGCCATCAATATGAACAAGCCCCATATCCTCTTGCTCGATACCGAGGGTTGGGTGGTTGGGGTTGAACAGCATGTGAAGTGTGTCAACTCCCGGCTTCATCAGCCATGCACTTCTCAGATTCGTACCCGAACCGCCGACATCGAATGTGAACTTGTTATCAATGGTCAGATATGGGTCACGTTCGGCTATGCCGACGATACTGCTCTGATTCGTACCAGAGGTAAGAACCTGACTCGACGTGGTACTGCTGCCATTGAGCATGAGATTGCTCAAATTCTGATTAAGGGTCATAACGTGGTTGATTTTTTCCGACCGGAGAAGCGTCTTTCCTACTTCCGGTTTCTCCGTGGTAAACGTATCCCTTGGGGCCTGAAATGTGGAGCGGATTGTTGCCAGACCTTCTACGAAAGGCTCTCTCTGGGATTTGGACGCCTTCCAACTTCCGCCTATATCCACCAGGAATCCGGTAGGAAGCGAAACAGTCCTTACCCCGTGATGGGTCAGGCCGTTGTTGGCCGGGAGTGCTGGAAGAAAGCGCATGAAATCATCGCGCTCACTCAGGGCGTTTACAATTGAGTCTATTGCGGAACCATCAGGCAATTTCACTTTCAGTAAGTCGAAAATGTTGCCTATGGTCGCAGTCGTTCTTGTTGCCATTGTTGTTCTCCTGAAATAAATAATTGTTTCGATTATTTCGGGAGAAGTTGTCCGATGTTCCGGGCTTCCACCTTGCAATACGCTTGCTGTGCGTCGCCGTCTTTCCGGCTGTCGCAAGGCACAGTCAATGACTATGTTATCTCAATTTTTTTTATTAAGAGCATTGCCCGCCTACGCGGATGCTTTTTCACTCCAACCTAAAGCTATGTAAGAAGGCGATCCGGCGTCGGGGTCTATCTGTGCTGGCGGTTCTCCGCCTTCACCTGCTTTTTTACTGCCTGTTTCAGCGGCAAGAGGAGCGAGAACCTTAAACAGCGTTCTCCGAAGAACCGCATTAGTCGCCCCTTCGCCTTCTTTCATAAACGTCGCCAACCCTTCGGCTTCTTCCGCCGTGGCTCCGACGTTATTCAGCAGGGCCCTGTGGAGCAAAACGGTCTGCTCCTCAAGTTTATCCGCACCGCCCAGGTGGGTCTTCATTGCTTCGTTGGTTGCGGTGATGGTCGCCTGCTTGTCCTCAAGGGCTTTCTTTGCCTGTGTCTCTTGAACCCCGCCTGAGAAGTCGGCGAGTTGCCCGTTGTAGAACTTGACCATCTGGGCTAACGCCGGTTTGGTCATGCCAGACTCAACGCCCCACTTTTTGAACAGAGTTACGAAATCCTGATTGACAACCGCATCGTCACCGAGGCCCTCTTTGAAGTTCATATCGGCCAGTTCGTCGATGCTCTTGATTGGCGCGGTCCCCATCAGTTTGTGTGCCTGTGATCGGAAATCAGCCCGCGAAGCGTCATCGGGCAGTTTGTCCATGCTATCCGGCATCTTGAACGGCTTACCTGCGGATTTCTGTAGTTCCATGTATCCCACAGCCGCATCATTGACGGTCTGGAACTTCTCCATCGACGTATTGAAAGCTTCCCTGTTATCCACTGTGATAGCGGAGTGTTCAAATTCGTTTACCCATTCCGGCATACCATTTCTCCTTCATGTACCAATTCATAAGTTTGTTCAAAAATATCCGGCTTACAGGGATATATCTCTCCCTGCACCCCTTGGATTATAAAATCTCCGGGCACTGCACACATAACTCCCTCAAGTGTACAAATACTTATTCTTGCTCCATAGCTATGGTTGGGCTCAAAACATAAACTGCCTTGCTCTGGCCATTTAATAGCAGCGGCATTAACCCACTCAGGACATTCTTCTTGTTCGTCAGAAAACAACCATTGCCATGCTTCGATAACTACCGGTTTTTTTCGGTATCGCCCCATCCGTCTACTCCCTCATAATAATTGTATAGTGTGTTACAAGCAATCTTGCATTTTGTTTAAGTTTATTCTTGCCATGAACCGGGACCATGCACGAATCGGATATGATCCTAACAGGCTCAACCCTCCCATATACCCGCCTGATCCTGCAAAGCTCTACCTGTTTGTTTGCCTCGTCGAACTGTGCCCGGTTTCGTATGACAGTCGTTTCCATTTTGGAATCGATTTCAAACCTGTCGGGCATTGAGTTATCAACCTTTGGCGCTTCGGCAACCTTGCCCTTCTTCGGTCGAGCGTCCGGGTTTGTTTGCGGCGAAAGACTATCGCAGTACATCTTGAGCGACGCAGCGTTTTTGAACTGCTTTATCTGGACAAGACCCATTCCGATTTTCTTTCTCGCCCGGTCGTACAACCCCGCAGGGATTTCCTGCTTGTCCTGCGTTTTTGGCTTACTCTTTCTTGACATCGTTCTTCTCCTTATGTTCACCACACCATTGTTCCGGACTTACCACGGGGAAGGGGCACGGTCCCGGCCTTTGCGAAGACTCTTCCTGTTGTGGGGGGTAACGGTGACATTCTACGCCCGCCGCCTTGTAACTCGGATTCACGACAGTCCGCGAGTATGTGCAATTACCGCACTGGGGTTTCGATTTCTTTGCCACTTGTATTCCTTTCAGTAAATGCTCTTATCGTCACGTATGCAATGAACATGACCCCTACTACAATTGCGTAAGGCCATTTATCCTCTGCGCTTCCCGCCAAACCTACGACGGAATTTATAGCCAGCATGAGAATAGTTACTTTTTTACTTACACCGTTACCGTTCATGGCCTTACCTCTCCTAAGTCTAATCCAGGAACATTCGGGTAAATACCCATTAATCTTTCAATGTTGCAGACTGTATTTTTTATTACAGCACCGGGGTCTATTTCGTTTAGATCGATAGTATAAATATCGTCTCGGATGGGGCACTCTCTATCAATGCCGCCGCAACTCAGAAATGCTCGCACGATACAATCTGAAACATCTCTCATTGTTACACCAGAAACTTCCTGCTTGCCCCGCTCTCCGACTTCCGTATGAGATTGACCATCATAAGGTCGGTCACGATTTAATGATATCGCACTTGAGCCCTGTATATCGCACATGGCCCATTTGATAACATTATTCTCAGTCATTTCGTCCGTCCTAATTCCAATATCTTCTCAGCTACCCGAAACAGAAACCTCTTGCGGCGGGGCTTCTGATATACCAGTGATTCGCTGATAAACTGCAACAGCTTTGTCTCCTTGCCGTTGGTCATTTCCAGCACCTCGGCCAATGCGTCATTGTGCAGGGCTCGCTGTTCATCATTCTCAATGCGCGTAAAGATGTGGCCGAGCCTGTAGGCGAGAAGGTTCGGCCCACCTGCTACGTATAGCCTTGTAATGTGTTCGCCTCTGGTCACAAAGCCTTCCCGTCCAATCCAACAATACTACTCTTTGGTTTCATTGTCGAAGCCACTATTTGAACAGTAGTTGAATCCGGCTCACTCTGTACGTCCAGGCTGAAATTCAGGGGTACACCCTTAATCTCATCACAAGGCACTGTGAGTACACCCTCTTCACCATCTTCCGGTTTAGCGTGTTCCATGATGATCTGCCACAATACAGCATTCATGGTCATCTGCTTAACCTCTTGAACCTGCCTCTGCTGGTCCCTGGCTCTGCGTTTCAGTTGCTTACTTGTGAAGTTGGGTTTGAAGTTGGATTGGATCATTTACGCCTTGCCTTCCGCACAGCTTTCTTTGCAGCCTTCCGGTTCTTTCGGTTCTCCGCTCTTTTTGCTTTTGTGTGCCTTGGCATTATTTACTCCTTACACTTACCATCAACTCGTGTACTCATCCCTCTTTTTTCTATACCGCAGACCAAACAAACCCATTTAATATAACCGGGATTCTTATCATCTCTTTGCGCCTGCCAGTCATGTTTCTTCATCCCGCCACCTTCGCTAAAATACTGCTCTCATTCACTTCACCGCTTACACTCGGAGCAGCCTTTGCCATTTCAATAGCCAGTTCCGCCTGTCGCTGTTGGGCGAGAGCCTGTCTCTCGGATTGTACGATCTTTTGCCACTCTTCTTCTGGTACAACCGCTTCCTGGGGGAAGTCAATCGCCTCGTTTTGCAGTTCTATGATCTTGTAAGGACGGTAAGCGTGACGGGCCTCTGGGAATATCTCTATAACAGGTCGGGCGGCTTCAAGTCCCGTCTGGATGGGTTCGAGTGCCTGGCTGACTTTTTGGGCCTGGGCAAGAGGACCTATGAATACGGGCTGGATACCAATTGTGCGGGCATTTCTTCCAAGCTGGCTAACCACAATATCCGTCACGTTCGCCATCTCATCGGGAGCAAAAGGACCCCTGCCTGCACGGGCTTCTATATCGATCATGCGGGCGTCGCTTGTTTCAAGATGGGCGCTGTGAGTTTCTACGGCGGGGCTTAACTGCGTGGACTTCTCGCCCGCCATCCGCCATATCTGCTGGGCACTTACGGGCTGCTTGTTGTCCGTCGCCAGTTGGGAGAACATCTGGAACATATCCACAAAGAACCACCTGCGTAAAGCTTCCTCTTTATTCTCCATCCAGTCAAGATTGAACTGTAGGCCGCTGATACGGTCAATGGGTTTGGGTGGGCGATCATATTCTGCCTCGCTCACAAACATTTCACCTTCTGGCCCCAACTTTAGTCTGCCGTTCATGGTCTTCATTGCTATCACGGGTCTTCTGTTTTGGGTTTGCATGTCTTCGATGTAGTTCTTGTCGAGTTGCTGTAAGCTCAGATTGTCCCATAGTGCGTAAAATGCGGGTGTCCTGCTTGTGGCTTCCCACGGTTTCTTGTCGAAGTTCCATATAGAGAACGGTTGTGAGAAGTCGCCCATATTCTCATTCAATGGTCGGTCTTTCTTTCGGGCGTCTGCGTCCACCAAATCCTCAAACCATGCAGTCAGCCACTCATGGTCCCCCTGCGGACGCTTAAAAGCTCCCTCGCCCCGCCCGTCCCAAATAGGATCGGTTCTCTTAAACACCGCCCTGTAGACTGTAAACAGGTCGTCAAGCTGTCCTGCGTTGATGGACGAGTTGGCGTTCTGGCTTAGAATCTCTTTTCGCTTAGTACCCGCTTCGTCGTCGGGACCTACAAATTCATCCATCAACTGCTTTGCGGTCCACGTCCTGTCACGGACTATCACGCCTTCGGCGAGGTTCCATTTGTTATAGTAAACCCGCACATTCTTGAAATGCTGGGGCTGCCACATTATCCTTTGCTCAAGAATGTTCTCCTCCCCGAATATGACCGGGCTCCCTGTAGTTACTCCATCGTGAGTGAATTGGGGCTGAATGTCGTAAAAGTTCGACCGCTGGTAAACATCCGCCATATACCTCTTGACACGCTGCAACCATGCGTCAAGCTGATCGACACCCTTCAACTCAAACTGTTCCATCTGGTAACGAATCCATGATATATTCTTCGACACCAGAGAACCCTGAAAGCCGTTCGCCATCATACGGGAGAACCACGAACCGCTGCCGTTGAATATCTCCTGCCCCACCAACCGCCCTTTATCGTCTGTTTCAATGATCTCGTCACTTCGGAAGAACGTGGAGATTGTCTCACGGTTACGGTTTGCTGTGCCGTAATCATGGTCCTTTTCTTTCCACCGATCAAATATCCGGTCGAATAGCTTTCTGTTTTGCCATGCAGTTATACTCATGCTATATCCCTAACTGTCCGCCCGTACCGAGTGTCGGAGGAGCAAAGTTCTGTGACAATACCGAAGCACTGCGCCGCCTGCGGTTTCTCCTTGCCTGTTCTGATAACTGGGGCTGGGCAGTGGCTGTTCTTGTTGGTGTTTCGGGCTCTGCGGTGGCTACGGGCGGTCTTTCGTCACCACCGAACAGGTCACGTCCAGCACCTTGCAGTAATCCACCGCCTTTACTGAATAAACCAGCTAACAATGTATTGGGGTCATCGCTCGTTTCCATTTGGCCTCCCTATATCTTATTGAACTTCCATACATACATCTGGCCTCTGAATGAGTAAGTCACGCACTCATATCCGTCATCAATGGAGACATGCTTCTTGCCGAAGTGCCTCGCCATGAACATCATAAACCTGCTACATCTTGTACACGCCATTCTATGCCGTCCGCCTTCTAATATCATCTTCCACGGGCATATTCTCCTGCCACAACTGGTTCTCTAAATGTTTCACCCTCCGTCTTAGCTTGTCAATCTGGTGCCCGAGATAAACACCTAGAACCATCATCGTGCCAAATATCCCAACAAATACACCTACCATTATACTGTCCTCATGCTATCTGGATAACCATACTTTTATACACCGCTAAATAAGTGCCCGATCCTCTGCATGTTCTGAAAGGTACAGGTTTGTCACAATTCTCGCATACATGACCCTTATAGCCCTCACACTTAGCCCTTTGAGATGTAAGCTTACTTTTACAGATATAACACTTCATGCCGTCCTCCTTCCGAGTCCACGGGTTAGAACACAGTTGTCGTAACTGCTATGTGATTGCTGTACTGGTAAGTCTTTTGAAGTCTGCCCGAACGTCTCACCCAACACAGACATATACCGATACACTACTCCCAAATGACTGAAAGCGTCCCCTACATGCCGGGTCCAGTCCTTTACCGCCTCCTGGAAGTACACAGGCTTGTCGGGTGTGCTCAATGCTTCATTCTTGCGCTGTCGCCAGTTCTTCAAGCCCACAAAGCCCTCCCTCGCTTCTTCGGAGAACCAGCACTTGTGAATTATACCACGCGCCGCCTCGATGCGGTCCCTCACAGACACATCGGGGACCATCCTGAAATTGATACCGAGCTCTTTAGCAACGTCAACCGTGTTCAGTCCTGTCTGACCGCTCTTTGCGTTAGAACCCCACATATCAGCCCCTGCAAAGTTGTCGTCATAGATGTAGGGTTTATTTTTGAGGATAAGGGCATACTTAGGCAACCCCAATCCCTCACCGTCAAAGTAGAAGTCAATCAATCGTATCTGCTCTCGGATAAGCTGCACGAACCATATCGCATTATATACGTTGCCATAATCCCATATTGTGAAAACCTTTGCCCCCGGCTCGTGGGAGATAGAACCAACCTGTCCCTTATCCTCTATCTCACTCAACCACTTACCCAGATACGTCCCTTGTGTGTATTCCGGTTTCCTGCCATCTACCCTAACCCCATACTCAATAGATTCCTCCCCGTACTTCCGGCGTATCATTTCCTCATACGACCTGCCTGACACCTCCGGTATGACCTCCTTATCCTCCTTGAAATTGGGGGTATCTTTAACACTTATCCGGATGAAGTGCCATGTTGGGTCATCTTCACACTCAGCGAAAGAACCTTGTGAAGCAGTAGGATTGCCAACCGCTACTATCTTGCAATTGGGGTTAGTGAGCAGATGATCGGATGCCTTCCATATCGCAGAGGGAATACCAGCAGCCTCATCGAAGATAATCAGCACATACTTATTATGATAGCCCTGCATCCTCGTTGCTTCACCTGTTACCGTGTCAGCCTTCGTACTGAACCCGTAGGCGAACCACTTAGCCTCAGGGTCTACATCAAGCTGGGTTTTGGTCATCTTGCCGCCCAAAGGTATACGGGCCTGTGAATGGGCTGTGTGCATCTCCTTCCAGAGAAGCTTCTCTACCTGGTCGAATATCGGGGCTGTGGTTATTACCGTGCTGGGGATATGGGTGTATAAGAACCACAATGCTATTCTGGCAAGATTGAATGTCTTCGATACTCCGTGCCCTGCGAATACACAAGTCTTCTGATGGTCCCTTACACCTTCCGCTACCTCTACCATCTTATGCCAGATGTGTTCTCGCTTGACGTCCAGCACCTCACACTCGAACCCTATCGGGTCGGGCTTGTACTTGTCGAGGAATAGTTGTTGGTCTGATTTAGGCATTAAGCCGCTGCCCTCCATGATGGGATAAACACACCCCTCAACTGTTCGTCGGCCCAATAGAGTAGACGATAGATAACCTCGGCATACTCCTGGCTTGACTGCCAACTTGTTCGGGGCATCGAGGATTGTAGTTGTTGATGTGTCCTGTCTCTTAGTTCGCCAGTTACACCAAACAGGGGGCGAACCACACCCACTGGTAATGAGTTGATTCTATCGAGCCAATCATTGGGGCAACCTTCGCGCTCTGCCTTGACTTTCTTAACAGCCCGCTCTATTTCATCTACGCTTAAGATTCCCCGATTTGGGGGGTGCTGTAGTACCACCTTGTCCGAGTTCGTCGATCCTGAGTCAATCTGAGGCTCTTTATTTGGCGGGTTGTCACGGGTTAGTGGATTATGGTCTGTCACGGGTTGCTTGTCACACTTGCTTGTCACAGGTGCCTTTGTCACACTTCGCCTCAACCGTGACGCCTGCTGCCTGCACCGATCAGAACAATAAACAGCCTTGCCCGTCAATACGTTCACACAGTCCTGTTTCTTGCATATCTTCATGTCTTCATAGCCTTCAGAAATGTCGCCAAATCCGCTACATGGTGGTTTACGTCCGTCTCTACCTTGTCCTTCTGCTCAAGTATGTTCTTGCCGAGGAATATCAATAGGGCTGGATTACCGTTCTTGCAGGCTTTCCCCTGTTCTTTTCTCAGGTCTACTTTATGCAAAGCCCTTTGTTTAAGCATTACTTCACTAAAATTCTGTCTCAGGTTAGACTCTGGAATACCCGTTGCATTGGCTATTGTAAGCGTATGACAGCCCATGCGGGCGTATCGTGTTACGCTTGCTATCTCATCTTCGGTGTATACCCGCTTTGGCCTACCTACTTTCCTCTTTACTTCCTTTGGCATTATCTACGCCCCTTATACCTTCTCCTGCGGTTTGTTGCTACTTCATCCCCTGCCTCTGCTGTTATTGTCCCCGCTGCGTTACCCTGGTTTGTATAGTCCCCTGCCGGCTCTGCGTTGGTTCTTTTCCAATAGTTTGTGCCATTCGTGCCCAGAACTGTGCTTGTTATCCATGAGTCCACGTTATCCCACCATATAAACCAGTTTGTCACTCCCCCTGCTCCGTCTGGGTGAGTTATGTCTGATTTGTAATAATCCTTACTATTGTGTGTTCCTGTCCGGCTATATACCCCTACAGGTCCTATATCCTCATTGGCAAGACCATTTTGTACTACTCCTGGACCGTAAGTTACTATCTGGTCAGTGGTTATGGTCGGGTCAACTAAAGATACGCTTTCGAGTGTCATTGTGTCGCCAGTGTCACCGTTTATCACCTGAAATATGATCCCCGTTCCACTTGCCCCGGCTTTGACGTAAATATCGTAACTGCCATCATTTATTATCCTTGCACCCGGTTGTAGTCCGTCCGCTTGGTCCATTGTTACATTTAAGAAGGTATCAGCGTCGAAGGTTATGCCCGACACCGTGAACCTGCACCTGAAAACGTCATTCTCTGCACTTCCGGCGATTGCCTGTCTCAGAACGTTATTTGTACCATTTGCTAATGCTTCCCATACTGCATCTGCATCATTTGTAAGGTTCCACTCATCAACCCATAACCATCCCGTAACACCCAAAGCCCGGACGAATATATTGTCGTAGGTGGCGTCCATTGTGTTTCCGGGGTTGGCTCGAATCCACCCTAACTTCTCAGCTTGTGCCCCGGTAGTACCCTCTACCGCCCAATGTGCCGAAGCGTTCAGAGTTGCTATCGTGTCCCCGCCGGATGCAAATTGAAAATCAGTATCATCAGAGCCGACATTCTGCCAATAATCAATATCTATATTATACTGAGTTGTGGCGTCTAGGAAGTTTGCTGTGTTGAATTGCCCTGAGTTTGCGGGGGCTGAGTGGAATAAATTGGCCGCCCCGGTTCCCCCACCCCCATTAAACAGCCCCTGCCCTACCTCGCTTACATCACCATCACCATTGACCGTTACTGTATACCCTACAGGATCGCCACCCGACCAATCTGAGAAATCGGGGTTAGTTGTCAATAAATTAGGGAAATCTGTATTCAACTCAAAAGTGCCATACCTCACAAGCTCCTGAGCGAATAGGGGGGAAGCGAACAATAAGAATATCAGTAACAGTTTACGCATCTAACCTCTTGAACATTTCTGTCATGTTATTTTTACGAGCTCATTGTATCATAGTTGGTTGAAATAGCAAGTATAATCTTTATTATATTTTTTTTCGCCCATAAGTGTCTATTTTTACTGCACTTATGCCTTGTCTCGTTATTTTTGCATTTGACTTCTCTGATATATTTGCAAGGTTTTAGTATGGCTTGCAACCTTCAAAATTCGATTTTCACTCAGACCCGTTCGGAACTTCCCCGCAAGCTTGTTCTGGGCGGGTCTTTTTCTTTATGAGGTGTATTATGGATAAGCAACAATGGGTAGACTATATGATAACTGTTGTTCAATCAGGAATCACACAAGACATCGAAGAAGCTTTTGAAACCTTATACTACTCAGAAGTCTCTATCCGTCTATGCCGATACTTGCACCGTATCGCCGGCCGCGCCAAAATGCCCGAAACCAGCATTTATATCTAACCGTTAATCTTTATTGTAAAGGGGTATAATTATGGCGTGGAGTGTAGAGCAAACAAAGCTGTTCAGGAAAGAAGCGGTTAAGGAGTGGGGTAAAGGTTGGGATATGCTCAGCCAAACCCAACAAGACGGCGCATTGTGTAAAAAAGTTTGTGGTATTTTGCTGCAACAAGCCCCGTCATGCAGAGCCACTTTGGCCGAAGTTCAAGATTTGATTCGCTCTGTATGTTACCCGCAATAATTCTTAACTTACAAAAGAACGCCCAATTATAAACTAACGGGCGTGTAATATCAATATATTTTTAAAAAGGGGTTACGAAATGAAGAAGTACACAGCAGTCGTTAAAAAGTGGTTTGATAAGGTCAACGGCAACACTTATCATTCTGTCCGTATTATCCGACACTCGGATGAAGCTGTTTGTGTCGCACCGTTTCAATACGGCTACGGCTCACAGTATGAGCAGTCAACGTTCGAGGCGATGGAAAGCGCGGGCTGGATTGAATCGCCAAAAGACACACCGCCGATATGCTACAATAGAGATAACGGCTATCCGGTTATCTTCACGGTTTCGGACGGACTCAAGCGTGCATGTGTATCGAATGGGGAGGTGTAAGATGTTGCAGTTAATTATTACAGACTCAAAAGGACAGCTAATCGACGCGGGCGATATTGTCAAGTTACAGCCTACGCACCTCGGCCAATGCTCGGACGGTCTTAGCTTTTACGGCAAAGTTGAAGCCCGCGATGGGTTGCTGTTCCCATTCGACCATTGCTGTTATCGGATGTTTGAGAAGGTCGACACAATACCCGATGACGCTGTGCCGGTTCGTGACGATATGATAAAGGGCTTGTTTCGCAACTATACCGACCCGATTGCCGGTGACGATATGCACGCAAAATATGTCTGTAACAGCGTTCTGGACTCAGAGCATTTTTCGGTACAATAATAACCCCTTTGCCTGCCCTTTTCGCTGCGTTGGCGATTGGGGCGGGTATCTATTTATGGAGATGTATTATGGAAAACATAACCTGTCAACAATGCGATAAAGAGTATGATTTCAGTGAAGCCTGCCGAGTTTACGGTGATACTCCGTGGCTTAACAAATATTGTTCTGCTCAATGTTACACGCAAGCAACTATGTCCGGCAACCGCACCGACGACATTGTTCGCCTTGTGGGGCTTAAATTCCGTACTTTCGGGGGCGGCATAGAATCGGCAAATAACCCTATCGCACAAGCTACCATTGGCAAGCCCTTCATGTTTGCAGCCGGTGTTGATGTCCGAGAAGTTGTCCAGTTTATCGAAGCTGCCCTAAAGGGGTAAACCATGCACCGATACCTGATAACCTTCACATCGCGCGCCTATGGCTGCTCAGAGACATCTGCGGTGATGACTGTCGAGGTTGAGGCAGAATCGGCGGTGAAGGCTGAAATGTTGCTTGACGATGATTATGATCGGGTACATTTATTGGAATTGAAGGAGATATTATGAGTAAGTTTACAAAAGGACCGTGGGTGTCCGATCACCCATTAGACATGGAGGGCATGCGCCATATCTATGTAAAAGATTCGGGATCGCATATAATTTGCAGAGTAGATGGACATTTTGGCGGTATATCTTGTGGTAAAACAGGCGAACCAGACGAACATAATACTACAGCCAACGCCCGCCTTATCGCCGCTGCCCCTGATTTATATGAGGCTTGCAAGAGAGCTATTGATAATGTCGAACACGGCGACGATGACGGGTGGATAGAAGCGATTGAAGCCGCAGTTGCCAAAGCTAACCCCTCAAGTTAGTCTTACTGGGTGTTCCTTCATATACACTATCTTTGTTGGGAAAATGCACGTCAAACCAGAACTTCATGTCTCTTGCTGTTTCGTTCAGGGACTCGACAAAGTTAAAGGTTTTCAGCTTCTGCTCGAACTCTGTCAAAGCTGCCTCCGGTGATACACCCACAACCTCCAACAATGAATGATAAGTGTCCCTGGTTAGTTCTGCGCAGTAGTCCATTCTTTCCTTTCTGCCTTATTATCTGCAATCACATTAGCTTGCTCATCCCCAAGCCCCTGCGGCCAAAGGTGAGTCCGGAGATGGTGGGTATATGTGCTGTTTGAGCTTTGGGCATACGTTCCAGTGGCAACGGAGCATATCATAACGTGGCCTGTCCTTGCCCTGTCTGTCTTTGCGCTTGCAGTAATGATGTTTGCTTTCGGGGCTCATATTGCTACCCCAATTTTCATACAAATCGCACTCCCAGTGAAACCCATACCATCCGTTTGGTTTTTTCATTTCCCTTTACCCTAAAGCCTTTTTGTTATGTTCTGTTAACTTAACAATGCTTTTTCCACTCTTGCCTGCTCTTTCAAGTCGCGCATGCGCCGCCGATAAGCACGACATTCAGCCGCCGTCAGCCTCACCATGAGAGCTTCAGCCTGCTCTGACTTGCGGGTCAAAAGAGTGGCCTTTAGCCGAATCTGGTGATTACGGTCGCATTCGTCAAGAAAGAGGCCTAATTCTTCGTTGCTTATATCGAAAGCCTGCTCATTAGTAAATCGAACAACTTCCACATGCCGCATGGTTCGCAACCAATTATCTCGCCATTTATCCTTGCTTCGCTGTGCCGGCGTGTTATGGTATCCGCCGTCGATCTCAATACACAACTTGTACCGTGGAATGTAAAAATCTACAATAGCGTAACCGTTGCCCTTGATGAACCCACGCTGAAACTTGAATTTAATATCGAATTTGCTCAGTTTCTTCTTAAAACACAACTCGGCAGGAGTAGCTTTTTTGCGCAAGGCCATAATTCGCTTTGTGCAGGTTCTCCTTTTGTCCTTCACAGTCAGATACTTGTTTTCCTTTGGTGGGCCGGGGTTTTTCTTGAACCATCGATTCGCGTGTTTTTGACACCACAAATCCTTACCAATACACCACTTAGCCTTACTCCTGCACTTCTTTTTCTTGCACTTACCAGTTTTTACGCGGTAGTAGCTTGTTCCGTTTCTGTTGTACATTGCTCGTTTCCTGTCTGCGGGTTAGGACGGCGCAGAGAACCCCTAAGCACGAATGCTCAGGAGTTCGATATCTGCGGTATAAGTCCGTATGCAGTATCGCCCCTCTTATAACGTACTTTGCCGGGTCAGCCGTATCGAGATATAAGTTCGCAATCGCATAAATGGCCTATAACTGGGGGAATCGCTATAGGACTTAATAAAACACCCTGTATTCGTACTCAAGACGCTCTCAGGCCGTCTATCATGCCTGTCCGGTCAGGTACTCGACCCTGCCGCTACATCCACCGGCGGACTGTTCAGTTTTTCTATTCGTTTTTTGATCTTATTTACTTTTATGTGCTGTTTTCTCGATAATGGGGCGTTGCTGTAGATATCAGACAGAAAAGTTATCTCCCATTTCGACAGTTGCTTGAGGTAATGCTTCAACAGGTCTATAATTATGGTGTCTGTGGATGATTCGTGCTCTGCGGGGTCGCAAGTGACAAACTTCCCATGCTTGCCCAAAAACCCTGCCTGTCCTCCTGATGGTCCTGATCCTGTCTTGCTCATCCCCACCTCAGCGCAAAAAGTAAGGGCTCCGGCCTGTGAAGGCGGGAAACCCTTATATTGGCCCGCTTGCATAGTTGAGACGACGAAACGCCTCGCGGGGATTTGTAACTACTCAATTGTCTATCTTCACTATGCATGAAGTTATCCTACAGTCACCTTATTGTTTTGTCAAGAAAAATCTCACTTTGGTTCAAATTTATTTGGTTCTCTTTTATGCAGCCGGTCGCAGGCTGTGTGAAAGAACATGAATACATGCCTGAAATGGTCGCTCTGGGGGTCGTTGCAGTAGCCTTGCGCAGTTGTTTCTTCGTATTCAAAGCCCTCGCAGTTATCACAAACATCCTTGCCTTTAGCATTGTCTTTGGTCATCCCGCCCTCACAATAGCCCCGACAGGCGTATAATCAAAGGTGGGCATATTAATATCCATATCGCCGTTCTACATTCTCATGCTCTGCCTGCCTTGCGTATTCTGCTTCTCTTGCCTGTTCCTCAACGGCCATCCGCTCCTCTTGCTTTTCTTCTTCGCTCCATTCGTCGCAAGCGTCGATTCGTTCCATTTCCATTTCATACGCATCGTGAATATTCATAATTTACTCCACAAAAAAACCACCCAGAGGCTGAACCGTGAAGTTGACACCTGTTGGGTGGTTATCGTACTTTTCTTGGTCACGGTTCATTAAAGTCATTCCTAAATACTGGGTTAAGTTCTCAATCTACCAATCAAATGGCCACATGAGACACCTCCGTAAATAAATACCAAAGAGCATTACTCTTAATCAGATACTATACTTTAGCGAATTTTTCCCGAATGTCAAGCTAAAATAAAAAAAGAATTTGACAAGGGCCGATTCTGTGCTATACTTTAGACATGCTAAGATACAAAAAACATTCTAACCTTCCCCCGACACCTCAGTATCTTAGCAGATTCTCCGTTTGGGGGAGGGTTCTATCTATAGGAGTAGTGTCATGTATGAAGTAGAATGTAAGATTGAAGGTATCGTTCCGATCATGTTCAGCAGATTCCCCCTGCCTGAGAAGCCCGGCGATACAAAGAAACAGAAGAAGCAGACCATCCCCGAAAAGATGTGGATTGACAAAAAGGGGGTCTACATCCCGACCGACAATCTCCGAATGCTCTTGATCGGCAACAGGTTCCGTCCGGGTGCGGCGAAGATTTACGGTTCCGAGGTCGAGTCAAAGAAGGGCACGAAGTATCTCAATTTCTGCAAGGCGTGTGTGTGGGTTATGGGTGATAACGGCAAGGTGTACTTTACGCCAAAGCGGACAAAGCACGATGACATTGATATCCGGTCATTCATCAATGCCAGCAACAGCAGGGCGACGTGTGAGCGTCCCGTTCTGAATACCCCGTGGGCCTGTAGCTTCAAAGTTCAGGTAACAGACGACTCAGTAGCCGAAGATATCATTCATGCCATGTACGATGTAGCAGGGATGCGTTGCGGGCTGGGCGTGTACGGGCCTACATTCGGGCGGTTCGTTGTGAAAGAATGGAAAGCAAAGTGATTTGAACTGATCAGTAAAGAGAGAACGGGAGAAGATTTGAAAACAAGATGATCAGACGTGATAGGACACGAATGGAAACGATGGAAGGCGAATTGACGTGAGCAGAAACGAAAGCAAGCTGATATGATGGCACTCGATTTGAGTAGACATGATTTGTTTAGATCTGAAAGCAACGAGATCGGAGTCGATTGGACCAGAGCCGAGAGAATTGGATGTGAACTGAAAACAAGCTGAACAGAGGACACAAGAAGCGAAGGCAGGATAAGCGATTGGAGTTGAAAACAATGAGAACGGAGAGAATCCGAATAAAGCCGAGTGGATGAGATTAGAGTTGAAATCAAGTGGAGCGGAAATGATGGGACGAGAACGGACACGATGAGATTTGACTTGAAAGCAAAGTGAGGCCATGAGAAGTGATTTGATAGGCGAGGATTAGATTTGAAGCGAGAACAACGGGACGCGAATCGAATCAATGTGAATGGAAGAGATGAAATGTGACTTGAATTGAAAACAAATAGCGATGAGTTGGCTTGATGAAAAAAGATGTGAGTTGAAGTGAAAGCAATTTGAGTTGAGTTGAGTGAAATGGACAAGACTTGAGGCGAAAACAAGCTGATTGTAGATGAGAGAAGCGGACACGATTTGATTCGAGACGAAAGCAAGGCGAAATGAACAGACCATATGAGAAAGGAAATGAAATGAACACTTTAACGATGACAGAAGCAAAAGCGGACAAAATGAGCGCAATTGAGAACAGGTCTATGGATATCATCCAGCAAGCCCTGAGCGACCAGATCGACGCGGATAGCGACAAGGTTAAGATTGCCGTTAAGATGATGTCGGCAGTGGCAAAGAACCGCCAGACAATGATGCACAGGGGGGCAGTAGAGTTCCGCATGGCTATGGCTATTGCTTCTGAGGCTGAGATGAAAAAGTATATCGAGGCTACCAATCCCCAGATCAAAAAAGCATTGGGCGGGAAGAAATAATTTGACTTTGCCCAAAAATAGGTTAGGGTCTATTGTAAGCTAATTAAATCGGAGTAATCGGAATGAATCGGAACACAAACATCACACCTCCTCTCATGGAGACGGCCCAGCACAGGTTCCGATTCCTGTCTGGGCCAATTTTTGGAGATAATCATGTGTAAGACAAAAGACATTCTGGAATGTGCTTCTGCTATCTTTGTAGGTGGCCTGATACTATGGGCTTTGTTTGGGGGTGTGCTGTGAAGTGGATGACAAAAACAGAAGTAGAGCGGGCTGCCAAAAAGGGACCATTGGCGGCATTGGATAACTGTATTGAGAAGTATACACAGATGCTCAAAGCCCCCGCGAAAGCATTGCGGGCGAAATTTGAACGGACGAGCATAGATTATATCTGGTGTCATTATTGCGCTTGTTGCATCCATGTTGGAAGGGATAGGCACGGGGTAACGCAGTGCGGTAAATGTCCCATTTGGGCTCATGGTGAAACACACTGCTCAAAACAAGGATGGGGTAATACACGAACCGCAATACACGGGCTAATCGACGGCGGCCCCATCGCCCCTGTCCGCCAAGCAATCCGAGAGTTAATCCGTAACATGAAAAAGGCCCGTAAGATAATGGTGAGTAAATGACCTACGTCCAGCTAAAAGCAGACGCCGTAGACGCCCGTATAAGGTGGGAAAGAGCAATTGCAGTGCTTGACCCCCACCAAAGCACGGAAGACTGCCAGAAGCGGGCTGACGACGCGTGGGAGTATCTGAGAGATTGGGACTGCTGTACGGCAAAGATAGAAGAAATGGAAAACGCAGCTAATTTTGTGAGGATAGAATAATGAAATACAAAAAAGGTGACGAGGTTGTAATTAAGCCGTGGGGATTGATGGAGCAGAAGTATGGGCTGGATGATACGGGCCATATTGTGTGCGGGGTAGAGATAATCCATTTTACTCCTGAAATGGAATTCGCATTACAAGGAACAGACAGGACACTTGAGCTAAAGCCCTATAGCACGGAGGCTTACAAGTCAGTGTTGCCCAACAAGGAGCGGTTTACCATTGTTGACGAAATGATTCTCGGCTATGCCTTCGAGTGGGGCGAGGAGATAGAAGTGCGGGATAGTTCCGGGCAGGATTGGAAAAAGAATATTTTCCGTGGTTATGCTCCGGGTAGCACATGGCCTGTTATTTGTATAAGGAGCGCATTCAAATACGCCCGCCCCATCCGCAAGCCGGAGATCGAGATAACAATTAAGATCAACGACAAAGACGCTACCCCCGACGATATATCAGACGAGACTATGCAAAAGGCAATCGAGAAGTGGAGGGATAATAATGGATCGTGAGATTTGTAAGCGTTGCAATTTATGTCGGCACACAGACGCCGCCGCGAAACTACTCGCACAACCCATCTGTGGAGAACATAATATCCCTTGCGATATTGTAAACAATTGCAACGGGCTTGAACACCAAACGGCTGAGAAATGGAAATTACTTACCGAAACCTCTTGTTATATTTGTACTGCTAATAGTGGCCCAATTGCAAGTTGTACCACTCCTGAAATTGCCGCCCGGATCGTGCTTGAGCATAACAGCCATGATGCGTTGGTGGAAATGCTAAAGGCTGCGAAATGCCCTTGCTGTGATGGTTCTGGTGGTTATTACGACAACCACGGCGAGCCGACTCAATGCCAATGGTGCTATGAATCCAAGGCCGCTCTTGCTTTGGCGGAGGTGAAACCGTGAAAACACAGTTCCAGATTAAAGCTATCCGTGGACACCACACAACAAAGGCGGAAACGTTCGTAGATATCACTGTAGAAATAAAACCATACCCTGGCCTTGATGGGTTATGGTTTTCTATAGTGGACGGTGGCGTTACGGGTTACGAAAGCATGAGATATACCAAAAAGAATATGTCCCGTGGATGGAATGCGTGTATGGGAACGGAAGGCCGGTGGGACTCACTGTTCATACCAGAAGATGAATTGGCAACAATACCAATGCCGGAGGCAGGCTAAATGTACCAATACACCACAGCCCGAACAGAAGCAGACAGGGACCGCGAAGAAGCCTATGACGATTACCTCGCGGGGCGTGACGGCAGAGTACCTATTGCTCCCCTGCCAACTATAGCCCTAAAGCGGAAAGATGCGATGAAAGCAATTTACGATGCAGGGACAATGGGCGGTGACTGTGGGGGGTGTGGAAAAGAGAGCGTACTATTATATCCGAATGATATGTGTTTTGACTGTACCGAAGATGAACTGGAATCAGCACTAAATAATTCGTCCCCGATTGCACTGGCGAAGTTTTATGACAGATTGAGAGGTTGAAATGAAACATAAACGACATTGGTATATGATATTCTATGACGAGTGCCCTATTTGTGGGTATTTTGTGACGTGGCGACAGCGACAACTAACCGTAAAACCAACGAATCCAAAAGACAGGCATGTTTATACAATTCAGCATTGCGGGTGTACAGTATGACTAAAACTGCAATCCAATCCATAATAGACAGTGCCAGGAATAACATAGCCGCCGAGCGAATGGAGCAAGAGGAGTATATCGAACAGCAGTTACCCCACTTAGAGCATTGTCAGGTTGAAATAGTATGGGATTTGGTTAAGAAGATGGTAGAGGTGAACGAATGAAATGGATATGTGACGAATGTGGCAAAGATGACCCGTGCAAGTTGGAAAGTAATGGCCCCAGCACGCCACATAGATGCCCATATTTATTAGATGATGATGTCAGTTGGGAATTAGCCGATGGTACGCAAACCAATGCAACAGATTGAACTTGCCAAAGCAGACGGCATAGACTTAACTAATTCGGAACGTAAACCGGATGAAACATGGGACGCAATGGAACCTATTAAGAAAGGGAAACAGAATGGGACTACCAGTAAGTCAAACAGGAGGTGATTTTAAGCCTGCTCCGGCTGGAACACATCATGCGGTATGTTATGCTGTGATTCAGTTGGGCACACACTATAACGAGAAATTTGGCAACGAGCAAAGTCAAGTTCTCGTTATATGGGAATTGCCGAATGAGCGAATGGAATACGACAAAGACGGAGAGCAAATCAACATGCCTGCAACTCAGTCTAAGTTCTATACCCTGTCACTTAATGAAAAGGCGAACTTATACAAAGACCTGATTACATGGCGGGGTCGGAATTTCACTAAAGAGGAATTGCTTGAATTCGACCTGTTCAATATCCTTACCGCCAATTGCCAACTGCAAATCATCCATGACGAAAAAGGCAAGGCGAAGGTTGCAACTGTGACGCCGCTAATGACGGGTATGCCAAAGAAATCACCGGAGCATAAGATTCTCAAATATTCTATCACTGAGCATCAAGGCAATATTTCGCCAGACATTTCAGACGGCATCAAGAAAATCATCCTTGCATCGCAAGAACATCAAGCAATGGCGAGGGGGCAGGAAGTATTCGGTGACAATCCTGATTACGTGGGCGACCATCCTGATGCTCCGCCCGCCGACGATATTCCTTTTTAGCATGGAGTGACCAATGGAACTAATTGATAGAGCAAGGCAAATTGATCGTAAGATTGAAGATGCCAAGAAGTGTCGGGATACATTACCGTCGCTGGTAACTGCTATGGCGAGGGCAAATGGTAGATATGCCCGCGAGTTTCAGGTTGCCCTAATCAAGTTGCGTGCTAAGGGAGAGCCAGCCACTATTTGCAATAAGCTTGCCGAGGGAGAATGCAATGAGGCCCTGATTGCAAAATTTGAAGCAGAGGGTGTGTATAAGATCACTATCGAGAAGTTGCGGGGCATTTACAATGAATTGAATGGATGCCAGTCTGTATTTAGATATTTCTCACACACATAGGAGATAACATGAACCTTAAAGAACAAAGAGAGCAGCTTGTCCGTGACCACAGACTCGCCATGAACGGCATTGACAGTAAGTTTGACGAGGCATTAGGGAAGATTAATGCTCAGATAGCCGAAGCCGAGAATCCGAAGCTGCGGCATGGGGATTATGGAATAGACGAAACCAATGAGCGGTTTGTGGTGGCAGAACAATCTACTTTAGTTGGTAGCCCAAAGGCATTTTATGCCGATCAAGGCGGGCAACGACGGGCCGATGAGCATATTCCATCTAAATATCGCCTTGGCAACATCTTCGACGACCTCAAGGCATTACAGGAAGAGGTGACGGAGTTTGATCTTGGCAAATATACAGGCTATTGGAGTGGAGTGGGATGCTTGGTTATTAAGGATGCCATAGAAAAGATTGTCATTGAACCCGATTCTATTAACGAATTCATCCGCAAGCTCAGTCAGATGTGGGCTACACAGAAACGTCAGGCTAAATGAAAACTAATCGCCGGGCATAACGAGTACCACTGTAAATGATTGTTAAATTTGCGGAGGAATACGATGAACCTGCTAAATAGTGTTTTGCAAATCCACATCGGGCTCGGCGATTAGTTGCTCTTTAGAAATAGAATAATGGGAACGGGTGAACAACGTCTCGGCAGGTAAGGATAATGTAGCTATGCCGTCGCCGTGTAACAGCGTGGTGCCCGTTCCCTCCTGACTACACAGCCCATCAGCAGGTATCTACCTCGTGGCTGTGGAAATGCGGCACTTGCTCCGGTCCTGTGTTAAACCGTAGCCGAGGGCAAGTAATGACAGGAATATGCCGCAAAGGTTCCTCCGTAGCTCATATTGGTAGAGCAAGCGAGTAAGTCGAAAGACCCAGACGTAGCGTGCCGGTTCGATTCCGGTCGGAGGCAATAGGCGAAAGCCAACGAAGGTCTGCGAAACGTGGAGTGAATCCCGTCAATCCAGAGCGATAACAATTTAGTAAGCCCGTGGAATTGTGCTCAGCAGCTTTTAAGCGGGCATTATTTGAAAAGTAAATAGCGAGAAGCGGCGGTGTGGTGCGACACGCCAAAGAAGTGGGTTAATAGCCGATACGCGGCCCGTTGGCTCCGGCTGACGGTGGAACTGGCACGCTATGGAACTACCATTGTAGTATACGGCACGCATCCGTGAGTTGTGTTTGTGGGACTTGTCTCAACAATGTCCAAGTGGGATTCGCAATCCTGCCCGCTTCTCGCTTAATTTGGGAAAGGAATTGAAAGATGGCGTTATATTGCATTAAAGTTCACAGAGAATTGGAAGAAGTCTATGTCTTTCATTGCGAGTGGGACACAGAACCAACAAAGCAACAGGTTTTAGATTCTATCGAAGACGAAGACCTCAGTTATGATGATGATTACGGCAACTTTGAATTCTTCCAAGTTGCTTAATTATTGCAGGAGAACCAAAATGAAAGATAACTATAAGGCATTCATAGCAATAACAATAGCGTTCGTATGCGGCTCGGTAATTACAGGGTCATTGATGATTCGCACTTCAAGGTCGGCGGCGGTTCCTCCTCCAATTCCATCCCATCAAACCGCCCCGGCCATCTACTTTCTCGACTTCGACGGCAAGTACAAGACCATCGAGACAATGCAAGAGATACTGAATAAGCTGGACTACCGCGACGAGGACGGCAACAAGCTCGACGCAGACGGCGATTACGGACCTCACACGGATTTTGCTCTGGATGCTTATGTTTGTGACGGGCACGGGTCTGAGGCTTATCGGGTTGCGAGTATTTTGGAGGTGGATTAGATGGGTCTTGTCGCACAAGTTTATTTGTATTGTGACAGCAACAGTGAGAATTGCACATGTGCATGGCTCAATAGTGTTTCTGGCCGCATGGAATACAGTGAGGCTCATGGCGGCGATTCAGGCCACGAAACAAAAAAGGCTTACAAAGAAGAGGCCGTGCGAGAAGGTTGGTTGTTTCGTGGGCGAAAATCTTATTGCCCGGAGTGCAGGAAAGCCTTTAAGGACTCCCCCAATGAATAGAGATATAGGCAAATACAGAGGCGAACGATTAGATGGTAAGGATGCAAAAGAATGAGAAAAGATACGAGAACGTATAAGAGTTTGCGGAAAAGAATGGACAACGTAAGAGCCAAACTGTCCGCCGAGTTCGCTGATCTGTTTTACGTTGGAGACGAGATCAAGTATCGGCGCGTGGATAGTGGCCCGATTTACACAGGGCGAATTACTCACGTATCTTCTGACTACCTGCGTGTGCGTTTGATAAGTATACAGACGGGCAAGGAGTATTGGGTTGATAGCTATTGGATTGTAGGACTGGAGGCAAACCATGATTGACTTAGACGCCATCAGGAAGCGGTGCGAGGCGGCGACGGAAGGGCCGTGGTATCTGGACGGAACAAGCCCTAAGGATGATCCGGAAGGATTTTGCCATCGGGTCTTAATCGCAAAAACCAGTCGTACACAAAGCGTTTATGCTGAGCCGGAAGGTGGGGCGTTCCCTGAAAATGACAGGACCTTCATCGCCCACGCCCGCCAAGACACCCCCGACCTATTGGACGACAATACACGGCTGCGGGAGGCGTTGGAGAGACTATTTAACGAGTTCAGGAACAGCGGTAATCTTGACAAAGACCAGCTTGAGGCCATGCAGCAGGCCGCCGACATGCTCAAGCCAAAGGAGAATAATGAGAAACAAGAAACTAACCCGTAGCATTAAGATCATGGCTGGGAAGATGAGTCGGCGAGGGCAAGATGTTGGCGATATTGCCAAAAACCTTGACGTACTGGCAACCCCGCTGAAAGCCTATCTGAAGAAGCAATGGCTCAAATGGTGTCTTGAGGCTTTACATGACTATGTAATTCGCCGCGACGGGGCCTGTGTGACCTGTGGGAGCACGAAAGACCTGCAAGCGGGGCATTTCATCCAAGGGAGACGACATAGCGCCCTGTTCAATCTGAGGAACGTACACGCCCAGTGTGAGCAGTGCAATATGTACCACGGGGGAGAACTGATTGCTTATACCCGATTCATGCAGAAAACCTATGGTGATGGGGTAATTGACGAACTGATACACGAGAATGCCAAAACCGTGACGTTGTACATTTCTGATTTAAGAGAGATTTGGGAGCAATTGAAATGAAAACACACACTTTCACAGACGAAGACGAGGATAAACTCTGGCTAACTAACCACGGTACACACATCGGGCTTGAGGTGTCCGACTGCGGATTCCTGATAACCCCTGAGATATCGGAGAAGCTGCATGAGAAGGTATTGGAATTGGCAAAAGGTAGAAATTTCCAAGTGAGGATACCGACGTGAGCAATCCCGCCACATTACGCGACAAGTTCCAAATAGCAGCCTTCACCGCTCATTGGAAGATAGCTAAGAGGGCGGGCGACAATCATCTTACGGCGTTCGTGAAGGGTATATGCCAAACGAGTGACGATAGGACCAGGGAGGCACTTGAGGCCCGCCCTGACGCTATTGAGCAATGGGCAAGACTGAACGGGTACTATAAGAAGTATTTTGAATAGAGAAATAGCATGATTGACGTGAATGATATTCTTGATACCGTCATCTGTGGGGACTGCCTTGAGGTTATGAAGCAATTGCCGGATAACTGTGTGGATTTGGTTCTGACTGACCCGCCTTATGGGACAACTCAATGTAAATGGGATTATGTGATTCCTATTGAACCAATGTGGCACAGGTTGCGCCGCATAGCAAAACCTGACAGTGCTATTGTCTTGATGGCCTCGCAGCCATTCACTACAACCCTAATAGCGTCTAACATGAAAATGTTTGCGTATTGTTGGGTGTGGGAGAAAAGCCGTAAGACTGGTTTCTTGAACGCTAAAAGACAACCTTTGCGTACTACCGAAGATATCGTTGTGTTTTACGGTAAACAGGCAAACTACAACCCACAGATGAAACAGGTGAGAGAGAGGTTTGTGAGCAGGAGCGGCGAGTTTGAGGGATACGGAAAACACACGGCTTTAAGCAAAAGTAACAACGGGGAGGAGTACCCCTTCAACCTTATAAGTATAGCATCAGAAAATAACTCCGCGCACCCCACGCAAAAGCCGGTAGCCCTAATGAAATATCTAATCAAGACATACACCAATGAGGGCGATACTATTCTGGATTTTACGTGTGGTTCCGGCACAACAGGTGTTGCCGCTGTCCGTATGGGCCGTCACTTCATAGGCATAGAGATAAGCCCCGACTACTGCAAGATAGCAGAGAAGCGGATACAGGACGAACGTGACAAATATGCCTTATTTGGAGAGAAGTAATGGACAAGCTTGATATGAAGATACGTTTCGAGGCAGCAAGATATATCTACCCTGGCACAAAGAGAGGTCCGGTTATCGAATGGGAATATTTTATGAGCCTGAAACGATTTAACGGCAACCGTTCGGTAATCATCCCCCTGCTCGTTCCAGCCATAAAGAAGCAGATAGCCCACCGCAAGAACGCTACAGATTTCGTGCCCCCGTGGAAACACTTCAAATCATGGGTATATAACTCATATTGGACACTGGAATTCGGTGCAGCGATTACAGACCCGCAAGAGATAATGCGCAAGCGACAGGACAAGCAGCGTGACATAGACAGGGAAAATGTAGGCAAATGGTTACGGGGACAGACACTGGAAGCCCGAAAAGAATATGCAGGTAACTGGCCTAACCATAAATGGCTTGTTGACGAGATTGAGGCGGAAAGGATTTGATATGGCATATTTCAGTAATGGCAGCGAAGGCATGGTATTCGACGATGAGTGTTCTAATTGTCTCCTCGGTGAAGAACCGTGTCCGGTCGCATGGGCGCAAGCTAACTGGAACTATGAAGCTTGCAATAATCCTATAGCAACACAGATTCTCAACAGTTTAGTGAAACAAACAGATAAAGGACACTATGTCGGATGTCAGATGAAACCATTGATAGAGAAATTGGGGAAAACGATATGAAAGAGCGACCCGTACTTTTCAACGGCCCGATGAATCTGGCTGTACTGGAAGACCGAAAGACGCAGACGCGGAGACCGATTAAGCTTGACTGTCACACACTGCCCAATACAGAAGGCAGATTAAGTGACGCAGGCGTATTGCAATTCCGTTGCCCCCCAGAAAACATGGTATGGCGGGATATGTTTTGGGGTAATAATCGCGGACCCAAATCACAACACTGCACGCTAATCAGAAACCCTCTCGGCTCTGTCGGAGATTTACTTTATTGTCGGGAGACGTGGCAGGATCACTGTAGCGGGGAAGCTCTGGGATATTGCCTGTATAGGGCTGATATGCCGCTGCACTGGGATGCCAAAGACACTGAGCACGGAGACGATGTTGATATAACTGCGGCAGATATTAAATGGCGCCCCTCCATCCACATGCCCAAAAAAGATGCCCGTACATGGCTTAAAGTAACAGGGGATGGGGTGGAGCGGGTGCAGGATATAAGTGACGCAGATATTGAGGCAGAAGGAATTTTGCAGCGGTGTGGCGATGTTTACCCGGAACTCACCGAATACTCGTGCGGGGATGGGTTCTGGACTACTAAGCCGTTTGTGGCTTACGCGAGACTCTGGGGCGCCTGCTACTCAAAACCAAGCCCCCGCCGCCGCAAAGGGGTAATCACCCATTACGAATCCTACCCGTGGGCGGAAGGAACTGAAACCAGAGAGCACAAGGGACTGCCGTGGTATGTGCGGGGGAATCCATTCGTATGGAAAACTTCGTTTGAAAGGATAGAGCATGGAAATTGAAAGATGCCCGTACTGCGGGGGCGAAGCGGAAATGCAAGATGGAAGTATTGCGGTAGATGGGTGGTTTGTATGTTGCTTTGAGTGCAATGCGTCAAGCACGATGGTGTTTCCGGGTAAAGTCACTAATGAAGAGGTAAGGGCAATACTTATCGCCGCATGGAACCGCCGCTATGTCACAGACGACAAGAACGGGAAGGCCGTGTTTGCGGGGGATGAGGTGAGGTGTGTCCCATTAAAGTGTTCGCCCAACCTCACTGTTCCCCATACTGGAACAATCGCATATTGCGACATTACTCTTGCATGGTGTCTTGCTGTTGGAAATGTGAAATACGCATTACGCCTATTCAAGTCTATCGAACTTATCGAAAGCGAGGTAAAAGATGAGTGAAGCCACGAAAAAGGTTGAAATGACACATGCGGAAGTAGTATTAGGATTAACAAACGGATGTGGCGAAAAGCCATATTGTCGGAGAGTTGACGGGCAGATGGTTGTGTTTGTGGCCGACGAACAAGAATACTGTTTGGTCGGGTTAATTGACAACGACATGGACGAGAGCATAGCCCAAGCTATTTGTGAAGTGGGCATTCGCCTTGAATCCGCCGACAGGGAAATCGCAGAGTTGAAAGGCGCACTGGCGGGCAATTTCAATGATGCAGTAGAGATATTATTAAAGCCCGTGAAGCAGGAAATCGCAGACAAAGACAAGCGGATAACGGAGTTGGAAGTCTACGAAGATGTGTATAAGGGCAGAACTGATGTTCCCGAATTGCGGAAGCGGATTAAGGAGTTGGAGGAATTTATCGAAGAACACGCCATGAAAGAGGCTTTGCTTGATTGGGAAAGTGATTGACAGATGGTATGTGATGTGTTACAATGCGGGGCAGATAGGTTTAGCGACCGAAAAGACAGGCATCCTAACTGTCCTGCTGCCCCAATATTATTAGGATTAACTATTATAGGAGATAGTAACATGAAGCTGATCGATATATCAACACCTAAACACCCAAACACTTTCGCTCTCGTAGACAATGCTGATTATACATATCTCGCTCGGCACAAATGGTCAGCGCACGAAAAACATGGCACTATCTATGCTGAACGCAGACTCGTCGTAGGCGGCAAGCAGGCTATATTGCACATGCACCGCATCATAATGGGATTAGCAGACGGAGAATTAGGCGACCACAAAAACGGTAATGGGTGCGATAATCAGAGGCACAATTTAAGAGCATGTTCCACAAAAGAGAATATTCGTAATCAAAAGACAAGAAGTACCAACAAGACCGGATTCAAAGGTGTATCATGGAAAAGTAACCAAAGTAAATTCGTTGCACAAATAACCGTAGATGGTAAAAACCTTAACCTTGGATGTCATATCTGCCCGATGCGAGCCGCCGGTACATACAATAAAGCTGCGTCGGAGGCTTTTGGTGAGTTTGCGAGACTAAATATAATACAGCCGCGATGCACCACTACCTAATCGCCGCTGCAATGACAAAGGAATCGTAAATCTGAAAGGGAATCAAATGAAAGACATAATTAAGAAGTTGAAAAAGAATTTGGCAGTCTATCACAGACTGACACAGGAAGAGCAGGCTGTATATGATGCCATACCCTCGGAATACAAATTATACATGGACAGTTTCGGGGCGTGGGTAATGGCTGATAGTGGGCAAATACCAACTAACCGATATCGCATCCACGAAGACTACCAGCCCAAACCGGACACGCCTGTATTTCCGGGGTATGTGCTGCATGAAGCCTTTGAAGCAACAAGTGGAAAGTGGTGGTTTAAGAAACAGGACGGAAGGAAAGAAGGCATTGAATACGCAATTGGTTACGGTTGTGTCGGCGGCGTGTTTAAGGAGAAGGATGGTGTTATAATGAACGCATTACTAGCGTTCTATTCACAAAAGCATGACATATTACTGTACAGTGTGACTATTACTGAGTTACAGGAAGGATTCAAACCTGCTACTCTTGGATGGGTAGCGTTCAAAGAATAAATCTTAATCTGGAAGGAATCAAATGAAAACTAAAACGCTTATCGCAATCGTGCTAATGATCGTACTGGGTGGCTGTGTCCGTATCAAAACAAAGGACATGGAATACGTTCGTATCGGCGACCAGAAAATCAACAGCTTGGAAATCGAGAACCCGACGCTGGGCAAGATCAAAATGGGCGGACAGGAATCCAATATGCCGCTCTATCGACTCGGACCAATGGGGCTTGAGCCTGTTGATGTAAAGTTTGTACCGAGAGAGGGGGCGGGGGAATGATAGCCCTACAAGACCTAACATCCAACCAGCGAGGGCTGATAGCCTCCTATGTGGGACAGGCGAGCGGTTATGAATTGTCCCAGCGATGTGAGGATTTGAACGAATCCGATTTTGAGGGGTGGCCCGACGAAGAAAAGGATTCGTTGTGCAAGATGATAAGTGATTGGAACAGCGACGATCCAGAAGAAGCATATCACGATGTTATGCAGATTGGCTCGTCAACTCTTGTAGCTTTCGGGGCATGGCTTATCCAGCCAGAGGCGGGGGCTAAATAAAGCAAGCCCCGCTTTTCAACGAGACTTGCCGTAGGAGGAGGGAGAAAACATTCATTTCTTTTTGACTTTGTTTTTCTTCCGCCTTACTTTATGTTTCTTGCGTTTGACTTTTGCCATTATTCTTCATCCTTTGTTAAGGTTTCCATCTTCACCTGCATTTTGCCTATATCTGTTTTCATTTCCGAGATAGATTCTTCGGCTTTCTCGTTGTGACTTGTCTGCTGTTGCATGTGATTCAGGATTGCGGTGTATTGGGTAGACTGCCTCTCGTCGCGTAACTTAGCATCGTTGGCGTCTTGTTTCAGTTCTTTGTAATCGGACGCCTGCTTATCTTTAATCGCAGATACTACCGCAGACACGTCACCAATGGACTTCCTGTCCTCAACAGCATTTTCTTTAACACTATCAATGTCTTTTTCGACACCTGTAACTCTACCACCGCCAGACCACGCTATGCCTACAATGATTATCATTAAACTGGTTAAGGTTGCAATAACTCCAATTGCTTTCCATTGTTCTTTTGCCATTATCTGCTCCTTCGCCTGGTTGGTCGCCTACTCCTTCGTCTGGTAGCCGGACGCCGCCGCCCTCTGGGTGCAGGTGTTTCTTCTAATCTCTTGATCTGTGCATCAATAATCTTAACCGCTTCTTTCGCCCCATAATAAGGTAATCCGGTTAATGCCGCAACCCCTTCGGCTGTGGAATCTATAGCGACAAGCAACTCTCTTTCCCATCTATCGTCACCTTCGATGAAATGGTTTGCGGATTTCCAGTAATTCAACAGCCCGTCAATTAGAATATCTTTGGCTATCGACTCAATCGCCGTTTCGCCTAAGTCCCGAAACGAGGGCTTGCCTGCTGTAGTATTGAACATGGCCTCAAACAAACGTGCAAACCAGTTGCCGAAGAACGGCAAGGATATCATGTCGGAGAAGAAGTTGCGAATCAGGTCTAAAATATCCCTGTCTTTTCTCTGTACCAATGTGGCGAATGCAAAGTTGTAGAGCGTAAACGCTGCCATGTTCAAGCCCACTGTCCCCATAACCCTTGCGAGGCGAAGCTTGTCCGCTGTAGTCTTCTTGCTCTGCGAGAACTCAGAGATTGCGTTAATCTGCATGCGCATAAGCTGCTCTCTCTGGGACATGAACATTGTCGCTGCCCTGAGAAGGGCGTTTGTCTTCTGCCCACCAAGAAGTGACCTGTCTTTAACATGCCATATTGGTTGGGTGTGGCGAACTAACCAATCGAAACGGTCTTTCAGCAACGCCTGCCCTTCGCGGCTATTGATATCGATGTTGGGATTCTCGCCAATTACTTCGGCCTTTGCCACCCTGAATATGTCGTGGATTGCGTTTGTGTCGAAGAACCGCATCGGCAGAGCAGCCTTGTCTACAATCGACGCCTGCCCTGTGAGGTAGTTGAGCATTTCGTTCTGCGCCCACGCATCACCTACATCCCTGTCGAACTGTAACCCTTCTGAGCGTGCCGTACCATACTGAGGTGATATAGCGTCAATCTGCGATTGAACATCTTTTGTGGCTATGCCTCTGGCCGCCGTCATGTATTTCGGGTCAACGTAGGCAGTTACGAGAGTGAATGATATCTGCTGCCGTGGTGCGATTTTGAGGTTAAGGAATAATTTCGACCTTGCAAAGCCCCCCAACGCCCTGAATAATGCTCTATCGAGCGGCTGGATGATAGGGCTTGTGTTCTCGAACTGCGTGAGTAAATCCTGTAATCTGTCGGACTCTGCTTTTCTGCCTGCATCCTCCATTGCCTCAGTGACATCTTGTGTTAGTACAGACTTCACTTCTCTAAGTGGTTTTGCCAACCCAACATAAGCTGCTGCGTTCTTATTAGAACCATACACAGTTTCAAAGAATCCCGTGAGCCGGAGGGGATTATTGATGCCGGTTCTCTCTTTGAGCATACCCATACTCTCAAGAAGCATTATGTATGGCCTCATTTGTTCGCCCCTGAGAGTTCTTGTGATCGATCTGGGGGCGGGGAAGTAGTTCTCTACTCTGGCAATTTCATAAAACTCTAACTCAACAGAAGTCTTGTTGATCGCATCCCGATTGAAACCATCCAACAACTTAGACCCGATCTGGCGGGCTACGCTCTTCTGTTGGGTAGTCAACTCCGCAATCATATCATCGACTATCTCAACTGTGAATCCGCGAATCTTCTGCTTCTGCCCACCAACAAATCTGTTGACACCATCATTCAGCAGGACAGCGAAGTTATGACTATTGCGGGCGTGCATGAAGATTGCCATGAGTTCGTTTGTGGTGAAATCATACTTTGTTGTATTCCCTTGTGAATCCTCTAAGGTGAATGTGTGAACAACTATATTGGGATTGAAACCGAGCTTTTCCTTGATAGTGTTCTTCAAGCTGGGGCGTGCCGACCATGAAACAATCTCGTTGGGACTTACATTATTATCAGCGAGTATCTGTAACATGACCCGCTTGGCTTCTTGGGCATGTCTGTATTGAACATCAACACCTGCATCCAGAACATCATAGACATACTTAGTCATAATGGGTTTGGTTCTCAACCATAAATCGTATGTGCCGGGCCTTGCTCCTGATATGGCATCCGAAACCGACTCGATATTGTCGTGGATTATTTTAACTTTCCTGACAAGTTCCGTGCCTTTGGGTGGCGTGGTTACGGATTCTTTGATTTCCTTCTGTCGGCGAATAGCTTCTTTGGCTTGTTGGAATTTCGCCGCAATAGTATCCTGTTCGTTAAGGAACCGCAGGGCAGTCAATGAGTCGGCAATCTGGTCAATAGCTTCTACGGACAGCTTATTGACTTCAAACGTCTTGGCCTTTTTGCTTCTGAGTTCGGCAAGGATTCTTTCTGCTGCGAACGATGCCGCTGAATCCACCCCCTCCGGTGTCTGATCGAGTACCTGTTGGGCCATATCTTTCAGGTCATCATTACGCACAACAGATTCCGGTCTGAGTTTACCTGCTTGCAAACTGTCTACAAGGCTTTGGGCCTGATCCCTGAATTCAGGCAACATCTTCTTGGGTTTAATGGCCTTGACTGCCTTGTTGAGTCTGCCGATAGATTCTCGCTTCTCGGCACGGGTAATACCCTTTTCGATAGCCTCGATAATCTTCTCTAAGTTCTTCGGAGTCTTAACCGCCGCGACACGTTTCAGGAAATCGGCCCTTTGTTCTTTGGGGGCAAAGGCTTTGACGAGTTCTGCTGCTTCTTGCTTACGGGCTTCGGTAATTCTCTGGGCTTGCTTCAATTTCTGTACCGCGACCTTTGCCTTTTCTCTTGATGCTCTTTCGCCAGCCTTGAATCCGACAGCGGCAGCTTTCTTTTCGCCACGGACTTGCCTGCGAAGCGATTCACCCTCTTTTATTGCCGCCCGCATGTCTGTCCAGACTTCCCGTAAGTGGGGTTGGATACTTTCGCCGAGGTCGGCAATCATTCGCTTTGACCATGCACCGAATCTGCGGATACCCGACTCGAAATGAAACGCACCGATAATAACTGCATCTTTCAACTGTTGTGGGTCGATGCCAGTCGTGACCTTGCTTTGATCGGTAAACCGCTTCAACGCCGCATCGAAAGCCTCTTGTGTGATTATGCGTTTTCCTGTGGGGATTTCTTCGCGTTGAAGTTCCGCGATTGCCTCATCTGCAAATTCTTGGCCTTCAAATTCTTGCAGAACATTCAGTGGTACACTTTCCCCAGCTTTAACCGCATCGAAGACTACCCGTTGATGAGTCGGTCTTTCAAGGTTCTGTCCGACAGATTCTCCGATTCTCTCTGTTATCAATGGTTCTATTGTTACATGAATAGCATCCCCAGCTTTCCATATAAATTCATTTCCTGCAATGTCCCTTGTTGAACGTGTTGTTGGTTCATCCCTTTGTAAATCGGGAAATTCATCTCTTACCTCTCTCGATAACTGCCTTCTATCGCTCGATGTTGGATTCTGGATAACCTCAACATCCTTATTGCCAATCTTCACAAAAAACACATCATTAGGTTTGTCCGCCACGGGCGCAGCTTCTTGAAATTCTGCCCGTGTCATTTCAAATGGTTCTTTTTCGCTTGGCTCAATAATCTCGCCCGTCTCAGGAACTTCAACCTGCTCCACAGCTTCCGGTGCTTCCGGTATTTCCCTTGCTTGCTCAAGCAACTCTGCCTCAGGAACCTCTACGGGAGGCTGTATGGCCTCTGCTTCCGGGACCGCCTTTGCTGCCTCCGTGACGGGTTCGGCCACTGGCGCAACAGCAAGGGCCTCTGTCGGGGGTGTTACGGGCTCTCCTGTCAACTCAGCCTCTTGCTCTGGCGATACAGTGATATCAAGGATGTTCCCGTTAATGTGCATACTGATATCTTCGCCTTGCTGGTCCATCCTATCGCCCAAGGATTGAGCAGCGCTCTGAGCATCTGCGGCTGTCTGGAATACAAGCCTGCGGGTTCCGTCGGGGTCCGGTTCGACATTCACGAATTCCGCCACCAATGACTCTAATTTACCTGAAACTGTATCTTCAAGCACGTCCCCCGTCAATTCCAAAGAGGTAGTCGGTTCATGTTCCATCCCGAAACCGAGAATGAGATTGTTCGGATTATTTTGGTTGGCTTTCAGGAAGTCCAGTTTCTGTGATTCGGCTGGTGCTAATGGTCCCTTGTCCTCTATAATCTCTATTGTGGCCTTGGCTGCGTCACTGATATCTGTTTTCTCCGAAGCGGTGAAAGCTGCCGTCTTGTCGGCATCCAGCTTGGCATTGACATCTGCACGTTTCTTAGCATCCAATACTTCCCTTGTTCCGGTTGTTATATCAACCGCCACATTACCAACCGGCAAAAGAGCAAGAGACTTCGCCGCTTCAATAGCCTCTACAGTAAGGGTTTCAACAGAATCAAGAACACTTTCCTTGTATCCTTGAAGTGCCTCGTCCCGTCTTGCCTTGTCTTCTGGCGACATTGCGGTCGGATCGAATAACGCGGCTGTTTCCTCGATAGCTTCCTCTGCAAGTCTGCGGCGTTCTTCCTGTACTTCTACGGGTGCATCTGTATCAAGAAGTTTTCTTACAGCATCAATCGCCCCTGCCATTTCTCCGGCTGTTTCGGTGACTATTTTCTGCTGGACTTCTTCAAATACCTCCGCACTCCACGTCTTACCGTACTGTTTAATGGCCTCACGGATGACCTTCATTACGCCTTTTTTAACGCCCTGCTGTGCGGTTCTTCTGAGTCCGGGAGTTAGTCTGGATATCTGGGACAACTCAATCGCCGCATAGGGGACCGCCGCGATACTTGCTGCCCACTGTGCAACTTCCGGGTCAGTACCTTCGTCGGTCATTTCTGCATACATCGCCCCTGCGCCTTGCCTGTACCAGAAATCAACTGTCCCGGCAACATAGCCCGCCTTCAATCCTATTCTTCCGCCTATTACTGCGCCCGGCAATGCACCGACACCGAAAGCAGGCGCACCCACCACTGCCCCTGCCGCCGTACCAACGAGTCCGCCCGCTGCCATTTCCGGCAGAGATTCGACCGAACTGGTAAGCCACCCAGTCGCCACATTAGCGCCACCATAAACTATCTCAGCAATCAAAGAACCTTCAATTGGGTCTAATGCGATTTCCTCATTGAGTTTCCTTCGGGCATCAAGTGTTGCCCTTGAATCACCTTGCCCCAGCCAAACCGAGTTGTATATTGCAACATCACTGGCAACTGTTTCATGTCCACGGATAGCAGACTCTTTTATATTCGCCAGAAACCCACGCTGGTTATCCGGCATCTTGACAGGATCACCGTATTTCTCCACAAGCGGGTCGGTTAAAGGCATTGTAGTTTCGAGCGGGAACCCGAACTGTTGTGAGAACCAGAACGCTCTCTTCAATTCGTCTGTATCAAAGATAGGCTCAAAACCCATAGCGTTTGTTCCGAAGGGATCGGGGTCGTTCATTACATCTTCGGTGATTATGCCTGTATGGTCTGGTATAAAACTTTCGGGAAGGTCAGGGACTACAAACGGTTCCCTTGGCTTTATCCTGCCCTTGATCTCATTGATATCATCTTGCTGTTGGGCAAGGTCGGGGAAAGCCTCACGGTCAGCGTCACTGATAATGGAACCGCCCTGTATCTTCTGCTCGACTTCGGAACGTGCCTGTAATTCTTGAAGCCTGCTCCTTACCTGAGTTCTGGTTTTGTCATCTACGACTACGACCATTATTTATTCCGCTCCTCAAGGAATTTCCGTGCTGTTGCCAAATCTACAACACCATCGCCAGCAAGTTTCTCCAATGCTGCTTTGTCCTCGAATGACAAGGCTTGAATTTGCGCATTCACTCTGTCCACCTCGGCTTGGACGGCTGCATTGCTTGGAGCAATTAAGTCAAGCGGTACAGTTCCGGGGCTTGTGAATAAACCAAGAACACCGGCACTTCTCTGGATGAAACTTCTGTTTATTGTTTCTACCATAACAGGGAACATATCCTGCGCGAGCCAATCATTGATCTTTGTAATGTCCGGGGTGAATCCAAACTTCCCCAAGTAATCGTCATACCACTTATCAAACCGGGCCTGAGCTTTTGACCATTCAAGGGAATTATCCCCTTTAGCGAGAGCCACATCTTCTGCTGTCGCCTTTTTGCCGGTCACAGGGTCTTTGTCGCCTATACGAAGCAATGGTATGTAGAAGTTGTCCTGTAAGTTTTGGGTAAGGACCTGCGTACCCTGCTTGTATGCTGCGTCTCTTGCTCTCGGGCCTCCTGCTATGTTCTTTAGCATAGAGTTGTAGACAGCGATGCTCAAGCCTCTATTCTTGCCCTTGCCCAATGCTGCATCAAGATCGGCTTTCGTATAATCTCCACGCCTGAGAAGCGAAGCCTGGAAAGCAAAATCGGTGTCAAGAAACGGATCATCCTCACCTTTAGCAACAGCCTCCGCCCTTGCTTCTGATTTAGTCAGCCACAACTCTTTTTCTGCCCCATCCAGAACACTGTTGTTTATAAATTCTTCAATCTCGACAAAGTTCTTATTAACAAACCTGTCAACTATCTCATTTCTTGTTTCTTCGCGGTTCGCTTCTAATTCGGTTGCAGCCTGTGCTTCACGGTTCCTTACCCTGCGGACTACTGAGTTTTCGGCCCGCTCCTTTTCCTCTCCGGTTATCGGCAGGGCATCTATAATATCGAACGCATCTTGCAAGTCGCCTCTCTCTTGCCATGCCTCAAACCCCAGACCGGAAGCATTGTCCACAACTATCGTACTCTCTGCCCTGTCGATCACAGCAAAGTCCTGAACCTGTTGGGCATCGGCACGGTTAGCTTCAAGCAAGTTGCTCGCAAGTGCATCATTTTTGAGTGCAATATAAGCACCCTTGTCGAGTCTGGCGATATTGTTCTGTTGGAGTTCTCCATAGGTTGCAAGTTGCTGTCTTGCCCTGATACCTTCCATCGAGGTCTGGGTCTGGGCGTGAATGTTAGTCTTGTTTCTGGCGAACCAGTTAGCGTTATTTCTCTTTGCCGCCGTGGTAGTTGATGTCTGGCCCGACGCTTCAAGGCGGCTCATCATACTGTCGCGTTCTGTTTGAAGCTCCTCGAAACTTGCCGCCGGATTAGCTGCAACGAACGTGCTGAATTTCTCCATTTCGGTATTAACTTCACCGTGGAATGTAGATATCTCCATTGCGGCTTTGGCATTCTTGAGGTCTTCAAATATCGCACCTGCAAACTTAGCAAGCCCCGCGCCTACCTGCGCCAGTCCTTCACCCTCCGCTAATGCAAGAGGCGGCTTGACCTTGCCCACTCTTGTTGGGGGCAGTTCTGTTCTATCGAATAGCTTTATTTTTGCCATACTATTCCTATTCTGGTATCATGTTCGGGTCGTGTACTGCATTCTGTTCTGCCAAAATACTTTCGCCATTCCGACAAACTTTCCGCAATTCCTTTATCATCCAAAAACGGATATGCCCCTTGTCAGTACGCTTCTGTATCTGGGGCGCGTATTCATCGGGTGCGTTCGGATCATACACCCATGCCGGATCGTCAATCATTTCGTGCGGGATCTTCGCAAGGAAAGTTGCCTTGATCTTAGCCACCTTCGCAGCAGGAAGAGGGATGCTAATTACCACATCGCCGGGAGGTGGGGGCGGTGAAGCTTTTGCGGCAGCCATTGCATAGAAAGCGATGTGAGCACAAGCCACGGCGCAAGTTACTAATATTAAGCCACGCCACTCTGTACGTATTTCTGACCATAACTTCTTCATAATGCTTCTCCTAATCATCTACCAGAACAATATCGAATCCAGCAGATACCGCCGCTATATCCTCGCTGGTACTAGAGTGTATTTCTATATCTGTCTTTGCCGCAAAAATTTCCGGTTCCTCATATTTATGCTGGATGTAACTTGTGCCAACAGCAATAATGCTCGAAATATGTTTAGTTTGGAATACCTGCCCAAAAGGTCTTGCTTCTACATGGACTTCATTTACAGCAGTTTTCTTAGCCCCAGCAGCCGAACAATACCAATCACGCATATAACCAGTTTTGCCCAATGGAATCGTGTAGATAGCCATAAGGGTCTGATTGTTGCCTATTGTAATTATAGCTCTGATTTCAGTTGCCACAGTAGCGACACCCGCTACGACCGTAGCACCATTTATATAGCAATAAACAGTACCGACGAGATCAGTTGCTCCCACATTCATCATTCGGAATACACGAATAAGCGAAGTTCCCAGCGTGGCTGTTGTTTGCCCTGTTAATGTTACGGTCTGAGTAACTTCATCGAAATTTGTATCAAGTCCCTGTATCTCAATATCAACCGTGTCGCCGTTAATACTACTCGAAATACTATCTATATTCGCAGTCGCAGAATATGTATATTGCATTGCATCAGCCACGCCATCATTGGCTCCGTCCCATACCGTTACAAATCCATCGCCAATATCGAAGTCAGGAGCATTCCCGAATTTATGAATGAATGTCGTTCCAATAACATCACCCTTCGCTATCGCAAGCCCGTTCTCTGCTTCCGACACCCTGAGATTCTCGGAAGACGTAGCTTGGATATTGACAAATACTCCATCAGGGTCTTTTGCTGTAAGTACAGCTTTTTGCAATTCAGCGTCATCGTCGCCAATAATAGAATCCTGTATTCTATGGCTCGATGGTTTTATGTATGTTTTTTTAAGCTGTGATTGTAGTCTGAATGCCGTTTGCAATGTCCCGCCATTGGTGTAGACCACCCGATAAAACATGCCGGATGGTTGGAATGAAAAGGTCTTCCCTTTAGCCGCTGGAATTGTATATTCATCGGTATTGTCCCAGTTCGTACCATCTGTCGAAAACTCAACCGACAAGCCATCCGTAGCGCTTGCATGGCTGGCAAAGACACTTACTTGTATAACTGCAAATTCTAAAGTATTGACAGCAGTGCCGGTAAATACATTAACTCCACCGGGATCAAGTACGGTGGTCGTAGAATTAGCCGGGTCAACCTTTCCTTCCTGTACTACATGCAACTGGCCTTCAGAGTTTACACTTGCTGTATCTCCTGTAGAGGAGTCTGTGATGAATACATTTCGGATAAGTGAAGCTTCTGCCGGCCTCAATAAGTCGTAAACACAAAGCGAGGCAAGACTCATCAAAACTGCTGCTACAAATACTTTCAACTTCATATCAAAACCACCCTTCTGTATCTTCGTATACAAAGATAAGCTTTTCGCCATCGAAAATACTAATGTTTGCATTTGTGCCATTAAGTAACTCTGCCCCATCCGGAGCAAGCGTCACATCATTGCCAGATGTGCCGACGTTTATAATCCTGTACTGCTTGCCGTCGATACCAGCAGGCAGATTAACCGTTATCGCCCCGCCGTCAGTATCTACGAATATATTGTCGTCTGTGGCGAGGACTGCATAAGGAGAAGATGTTACCCTTGAGGTTTCAACTATGTAACCTGTAGCCTTGACTGTGGCATTGATTCGCAAGGATTGATTGGCGGGCGTGGCATCGAAGATACCATAAATCAGGCAATCGGTTATTTCTGCTGCCGCACTACCTCTGTCCTGATTGTCAATGATGAGGCGATCACTCAATGTGGTTTGGTTAAAGCCAGCCTGATAACCAAGGGATACGTTACTGCTGCCGGTTTCGATTAAAGTGCTTGATTCTTTTCCTACATAAGTATTAAAACTAAACGAGTTGCCCGTAATACCCTGCCCTGCTTTATACCCTATACATACATTGTCGTCACCAGTCACATTTCGATAACCAGTGAAACCCCCTATGCCGGTATTGCGGTCGCCGGTTGTTTGAAACACCATTGCATTGCTTCCTATGGCAACATTGCTTTGGTTTTTATTGTTTCGTAAAGAAGCCTCACCTATGGCTATATTGTTATTCCCTACGAGATTTCGTTGTAGAGTTAAAATACCAATTCCAACATTTCTGTCTCCCGTTGTCAAGTCCCCCATCGAGAGATCGCCGAGAGCAAAATTATTGATACCCTCAGTACAAGTCTGGAGCGCTCCATCACCCAGTGCAACATTATTTGATCCCGTTGTCAGGCTTCCTAAAGTAGTTGAGGTTCCAAATGACACGTTATCACTAGCATCCCCAAAGAACACCGCCCCATTAACAGTATCCCCCACCGCATCGACAACCAGCGTGGGGCCACCTGCCGCATCAACAATAAAGTCAAACGCACCAATCACGAACGCACTGTTATCGCTCTCATAGGTGAAATCAGCAGGATTGGTGCTTGTGCCGTCCATTGTAATGACTGCATCAGTGCCGGTTGAGTTAGTGACTTTCAGAGGCGATTCAAATGCACCCGTGGTCAATATTGATGTTACGGATGCGTCACCCAATACAACCTGATTCGAGGCGGTTGGTTCGGCGTCGAAGCCTACTGCGGTGGAATTATCATAAATGACTTGCGGGGTGAGTGTGTGTGTCCCCGTGCCTGTATCCGTGAAAGTTATTCTCCCAGAATACAATTCCATCGTAGTCGCATCTATTACTTTCCAGATATTACTTGTGGCGTTCATGCCAGCAGGTAGCGTTCCAGTAGTAGTCATTCGCAGATTAAGATATTCCCCGGCACTACCAAAGCCATGCCCGCCCCCCGCCGTTATTGTTACCTGTTGATTAGGGACATCGACACTGGCTATCGCTTTTGCGCTTCCCGTGTCCGCTGTCCATGTTGTAAACGAACGCGAACCCAGTGCGGTATTCTGGTTGCCATCATTAAATTGCCCGGAAAGATTCCCTATTCCGGCATAATCCAACCCCGTATTCTGAAATGAAGCAAAAGGGCCAATTCCTGTTGCTGAAGCACCAGTATTATGTTCGCCCGACCTATCACCCACGGAAACAGCATCGACACCAGCATTCATAAATCCTGCAAAAAACCCAAGGGATGTAGTCCCGCCAACTAAATGGTCAAGCCCTGCATTGAAGCCTACCGTGGTAGTTAAGGTTTGTGCTGTTCCAGGCGTAAATTTGCCTATAACAACAATCTGTAATTCTTCATCAAACAAAATGCCGCTGGAGTTGTTAAATAACTCAGCCGCCAAATCACCACCCGACCACAATCGCCATTGCTGATCTGAACTTGCAGAGAATATACTGGGCACATCATTCGATATCTCGAAGTACCCCGACGCAACAGAGGTCAATGCCAGTAGAATGAATATCAGTTTCTTCATGTAAGGAACCCTCCCGTGCGGGTGGGTATCCCAAACCCGGCAGAGGGCGAAGTTGCTCTTGTGGACGCAATCGCTCTTGTGGGGGCGGTTGTCTTCTTGAATATCCCTGCTTGTGTACCCATGAATGCGATTGACCCAAATCCCGACAGTCCCTGAGAGATTGCATTGAATACCGAGCGCTTTCTAATCTGCTCTCCCGTTCTCCTCTCAAGGGCTGCACTCGACAGTAAGGCTTCTTCTTCCGCCCTGCCCCGCTCAAGTCCGAATCCTATATCTTTGGCAATAGCAGCGCGAGTCTCTGCGGCGATAACCAAAGGTGAGCCCACGTTTATCCTGATACCACCTGCGGCGGCCTGAGACTTCTGGGCAGCCAGTAATCTACGACCTCTCTCGCCCTTGATAGTGGCCGCTTCAACACTGGCATCTCGCACGGCGGCGGCATTTTTTTCGTCAATAGCAGCGCGTTCATTTGCGATTTCCTCCGCCTGTTTGCCTTGTTGTAGAGTGCCGGCTATAGAAACCGCTGTTCCTGCGCCAGCGGCGGCAAGGGATAATGTCAAGGGATCGAATCTATACTTCCAATGAAGCAAGAATACCTTACCATTCTTTTCGATCTTGTATATTATATCAAACGGGTTCATCTATTAGTTTCTCAAATAAAACCATGTCCGTCTTATCAGGGCAATATTTCTTCCTGACGCATATTTGTTCAAAACCCAACACTTTAATAAGGCGAATTGATTCCAAGGAATCTACTCTTGCTTGCGCCTCCACCCGCCATAAACCATTCTCCGCAATAATGGCGTCCATAGTTTCTCGTATCTTGCAGAACTTCCTGAACCCGAAGATGGTTTCCTTGTTCGCATGTTTTGTCAACATCAACCACGCTTCACCGACGCCGGGGTACAGAATATTGATGCCACCAATACCGATAACCTCATCGTCATGCTCACAAGCAAATGCGTTGATGGGCATAGGGATGTTGGGCATATCCTTCACCGATTCCTGGTAAGGATTCTGCCTTACATATTCAAGATCACCTGTTTGTATTGGCCTTATGTTCATCTTCTTATCTCAATGTCTGGCACTATTGCTCTCACGCCTAAAGGTACTGGTTTACTGCTTTCCAGATATACAGACTGCTTAATAGACCCACTGTAAGGAAAAGCGAACTGCTTTAGCTTTACAGTGCTTGTGAAGAACTCCTGAAAAGCTGTAACGGATGCTTGTTCAAAAAACGATACTTCAGACAAGTCACTATTCGCCCCGTTGCCAAAACTCGCGTCACCTGTTTGGAAAAAATCTATCCATAGCCGCTGTACCTTCTTGTTTACTGTCATATCTTGCGGATCAACCCTTATAGGCAGGGTTTCAAGCTTTGCAGTATACGGCAGCCCTACGGTAGTGACGTTGGAAAATATATCAATCGTAACCGACCCGCCTGAGACAACTTCGCTTTCCTGCACAATCCCGTCTGCAAAAACAGCCACGGTTTCACCCTCAAGATGCTCTAATCCCGTGTAGGTGTTGTCTACCTGCTGGACAGTTCCACCCGAAGTATAAGCTGTAAAATTAGTCGTATCGTAATCCGTAGTATTTGTAACGTCTTTCAGTGCGAATGTGTCCGCTGCGGAGGCGGCTACAGAGTAGACATTGCCATTTAATTCAATCATCCCCCCTATGTCCTGAAATACCACTTGTTCGCCATTGCTGAAACCATGCGCTACTGCGGTTATTACGCCAGGGTCCGCCTGAGTTGCTCCGGTCACTGTTACTGCTGCGCCCAAATCCGACGTAGCCCCTGAGTCAACAAACCACGCATCCTCCTGATCGCCCCAATCCTGCGGCTGGAACTGTTCGATACACCGTGAAGTGGTTCCGTCAATCACTCTCTCCACAGAAACCCACACCTCGTCCTCATCCTCACCACTTGAAATAACTGCCACGCTCTCGAAATCACCATCTGTAATCTGCTTGGTCCACGCAGTTACGCTTTGGTCCCTGCGATAAGTAAGCGTAGCTATTTCTCCGTCGTTTAGCACGCACCACAAAATCGGGTCCGGTCTTAGCTGAAACGCCACGTCTTTGATTCCGCTATCTGTTATCTCCGGTGATAAAATGCTGAGATCGGGGCTGAGATACTTGTCGAATTGAAGCTGAAACCCAAATTCCCTGACATTACGGGAGCCTCGCTCAATATACAATATAGAATCCCCGCCCAGCACCGCGCCTATTGTCGCTGCTCCATGCCTTGTCTGT